TTTGCCATGGGCTCCGAGACTTCCCCACCCTGCAAGCATTCATTCACGCAAAGCACAAAGCGCATTGCTTCAGTCTCTGACAGATTGCCGGCAGCGGCAATCATCCCAAGACGTATCATACTCTCAAGCAGTCTTGAATGGTTCTCCTCAAACTCTTTTTGAATGTCGTCGATGGTGAATGGTTGTGTCATTGGATTAGTGGTGGGTTTTGTTTGTAGAGCTGATTGCAGGAAGTGAAGTCAACAGGAATACTGATGGGCTCAGAAAGAACCTTGACCGGATGGAAGGTTCTTGGCATAAGCGTGGACCACGAAGGCGACGTGTAACGTTTGAAGCCCAGGCTGGGATAGCCGACAACAACAAGATCCTCACGCGGGCAGTATCCCCATTCCTCTGCCATGTACCCAAAGAGCAGGTAAGCCTTGCCTTGGCATTCTGGCCACGTGGGGGCGCGGGGATCATCAAGCGACACCCATTCACCTTGTGTCATGCTTCCTCGGATTGAATGTCAGCAGTGTAGATGTTAAGCTCCTCATCTAAGGCCCCGCGCTCGCTTTCAGCTGCGTCGTTTAGGGCGCGGGGTCTGGCAAGGCCCCGCATGGGGCACTTGCGCCAGATCTCAATACCTATCTCCTCCTCCTGCCGGCAGATCGCAGTAAGCGCAGCGCCAACCTCGCCATCCCAGTCACCCTCCTTCGAGAATCCCGCATGGCTGCCATTGACGGTCACGATGTAAGCGTGCTCAAAAGAGCCCTCACGTATTCCCGATCCCGTATAGAACTCATCGATGCTAACCCAGCTGTCTCCTTTCAGTTTGCGTACAGCATCCTCAGCCCTGTTAACAAAGCGCGAGAATCGACGCTGCAAGAGATCACGGGATTCTTGCGTGAATGAGTCAATGGAAAACGTAGAACAGAGATCCTCGCCGGTATCGGGATCGATCTCCGTGTCGAGCAGGGCAAACAATAAATTGCGAAGAGAGGGGTTCATGGTTCTATCCTGCGTTAAATGAACGGCATACAATGCCGGCAGAGATGCTGGCATCAGCTTCTCCCAGGAGGGTGACATTAACATCGCCAATGTGGTCGACCCAGTTATACAAGGGAGTGAAGGCAGTACCTTCCCCATCAAGAAGAAAGTATCCATCATAGTCAATACAAAGCTGCCTACCCGTGGCTGGATGCGTTACTCTTGCAATGTGCTCAGAGCAGGCGCAGACCACAAAACTGTCGTAAGTGTCGTAGTCTTTGTCCACTCTTTGGTAGACTAGGTAGAGGTTCATGCCTCCACCTCAACAACACGCAAGCGGTCGGGATCAAACCCGATGTCAACGAGATCGTCCATGGCTTCCTCGGCTTCCCGCCTGGTGGCAAAGGCATCGTCGCAGACTTCTTCCCATGGCGTTAGCCTGCGCTCGAGAAGATCAATGTCGCGAGACTCAATCCTGAAAGGCATGGATGCCTCCTTGTGGTGTACGAGAGAATACTAGCAGCTCATGGCCGCTCATGCAATGCCGAGGCAAGAAGCGCTTAACACTTTGTTGCAGTATGGGGGCATGGGCCGGGATCGGCCGGGGGCGGAGAACGGGCGGTAACATGCCGCCATGGCAGACGACAACCCCCAGCACAGAGGAGTCCCGGGCTGGGCCGGGCCTCTGCTCATCGGTCTCGTGGTCGCTGTCGCCGGCAGCTTCCTGGGAGCGGTCACGGGGTTCGCGACCATGACGGGACAGCAAAACGTGAAGCTCGCAGAGCTGACAGCAAAGTTCGAGAGCTGGTGCGACAGAATCAAAGAACAGATAGGCGGTATCAAAGAAAGCATTGATAACGTCAGAGAAGAGAATAAGGAGCAGGACGCAGAGATCGACCGTCTTCGGGAGATACTGCGCCTGCCCCATAATCGCTAGATCGTTACAGGCACCCCATCGAATCCGATGAAGGTCGTCTCGCCCCAGGGAGCCAGCCGCAGTCGCGCTGCCTCTTGCTTCTTGCGGCGCAGTAGACGCACGGCCGCGTCCTGACCCAGCATGAGGCCACGCACCACGTCGTAGCGATCATGTACGCCCATAGCCACACGCCCAAAGCCCTTATTCCAGGCCAGCTTGTCTAGCTCTCCGTGCGTGGTGAGAGTATTGGAATTGGCAGCGATGAGCGAAAGCCCATCGGGGCTGGCCTGTATGGGGCCACGGGTGGTCGAGAGCGACCCATCGGGCAGCTTGATGCTGACTGGGAAAGGAAGCTCGGGCCAGGGGACGTTCTTCCTGAACGCCTTAGCCACCGTGATCTCCGCGCCGGCAGTGGCCGCATGACCGCTCGGGAAGCGCGGGTGCGGCGGAGCACCCTCAGCCACCAGTACAGGCAACCTCCCGCCCCAACGCGCCAGCAGAGGCGCCCCCCGCTCCATCCAGAGGGAGTGCAGACGCTCCGGGTACTTCAGGAGCTGCTCGGGCCGTGCGCGGCGCCGCTCCGGCTGCGGCTGCCATTTGACCGCCCAGCAATCACGGAACGCTTCATCAGATGCCTCAGCGAGCAGGCATTGAACATGCACGGGACCGCCATAATCAATAAACCCATTCTCTGCCGGCAGATCAGGAAATAGCGTGCTGCGGGCGATCTTGAGGTTGTCGAGCATCTGTAGCGCGCACAGCCCCATGAAGTACGGGGGGTCGGCATGTACGGCCGAGGCCAGCGCACGCGGCGAGTTCAGATAGACCGAGGCGCCGTAGGTCTGAAGCTCGATGGGATTCCCCGCAAGCATGGCGTCGCGGGTTTGCTCAGTGGTGGCGTATTCACCCGTGCGCAGCTTATAGCGCTGCTCAATCTTTACGCCCCCAAGCTCAATATCGAGCAGCAGGAGTTGAGAGATGTAAGGTTCAGGATTGTCTTCCTGATCCCGCTGCCGGAACAATGCCGCCGGGCGCGTGGGCCCCCCAAGATACTGCTCAAGCCCCTCCAAGGGGTTCCCATTCTCCTGTGTGTACTTGCGAATCTCCCGCCATCCAAGATCACGCACAGACAACAGATACGCGATCTCGATATGCGAGGCCGCAGTTTCGGGGGAATCATCATCGGGGCAGGTCTCGTATCCCGCCGGTGGGGCGATAGCCACCCCAATCTGTGGCGACACGAGCTTCATACGCCCCGTGCGCAGATCCCGTAGTGCCGCTTGCCGGCGATCGGGAGGGAGGAGCAGCGCTGCGGTTAAAGCAGCGGCATCGTGAGACTTGTTGAAGGGCAGGTTTGTCATAGAGCGGGCCTGGTGACAGAATGTAGGCCAGCGTCATTGTACTGCACTTGCTCTTGCTGCAACCTTTTCTTTCAAGAGCCTTCGTGCGCGGCGCAGCTCAAAAGCTGCCCGCTGTCTGGAGGAGCCTTCCGCAAGTGATACGGAAAAGCCGAGCACTCCGTCGCTCTCCGAGACTTCCCAGAGGCCCCAGGTGATAAGAACACAATCTTCACCCAAGCAAAGAATCGTCCTATCCCATCCGCGACGCGATTTTTTTGATCTGCGGGTTGTCCGAGGAAGTTCGGTTTTCATAGAGCAGATTGTGAAATGAACTCGTCGTAGCTCAGGCCCAGGTTCCGGGTCGGCAATGGGCGACCAGGATCCAGAGCCCGAACGGAGTCATTGTACTTGAAGCGCCTTTTTTCTCCAGGATTATTGTCGGCGTGAACGGCGGTCTGTCTCGAAGTCTTGATCCACCACCTTTCGTTGTAGTAAAATATCTCCTCTTCACGCAGGTAGCGAAACTGTGTGCGCCTGTGAGGCGTCTTCATAACGTCTTGGTTCGCCGGTATAATGTTAGGCATCGCAAGCCTCCTCCGTCAACCCCGCTTCTATTGCAAGCATTTCCTCTTCCATGCGAGTGTTCACAGCATCGATCGCCTCTTGCCTTGAGTCGTATCGCCCCACGAGCTTGCGACCATATCTGCCGTACCAGCACCCCTCGGTTCTGGAATAGCGGACGTTGATCCCCGGGACCTTCTTGGGCCGTCGCCGTTTCCCCGAATGCCGGGGGGTGGAGAACCGGGTGTAGCTCAGCGCGAGGTTGTCGGCCCTGAGGTTCTGACGGTTCTGATCGACCGGGACCACAAACTTCGGGGCGGGGTCGGCCCCATGGAGCAGCGCCCAGGCCACCGCTGCGGCGTCGTGGTAGCGGCCGGCGGCGAACACCAGGGGTCTGTTCCAGTGCGTGGTCCCTGCCGCCTCGCCGGCCCCCCTGGGCCCAAGCTGCCGGCGGTAGGTGATCGCCCCGGTGAGCGGGTCGTAGCGGAACAGCTCCCGCAGCAGAGCCACGGGAGGGAGCGGGCGGGCGGTCATGGGCGGCGGTCACCCCGCTGCGGAGACGTGAGGATCAGCACGAACCCGAGCGCTGCTGCCGGCATGGCAATGGCCAGAGTGGGAGTGGACGCGGCGATAACGAAGGCCGCTGAAGCAATGGCGATTCTTAGCACGAAGAGAAAAAGGTGTAGTGGTTTGCGTGAGAGTGCTTCTAGGGTTTGATCGACTATGTTGCGCGAGAGGTAAAGGGAGAAAAGGGAGAGAATGACAAAGATCAGATTCCAGTGAGCCATCAGGAATTGCTTGATGTGGTCAGGCATGGTTCCTCTCCATCGGGTAGGACGTGTACTTGACTGCCGGCGCAGGAAGTAAGCGCGGCGCCAAGGGCAAGTGTGTTCATTTCGCTGCGTGATCCATAACAGATCACCTTGGCATGATCGTCATTGACGATCCAGAGGTTAAAGCGTTTCATCAGGGTTCCGGTCGTAAACTACTGTCGTCTCTGAGCCGTTAGGAAGCGTGACAAGAATGCCAACCATGTTCGGGATGGATTCTCCTATGCCAAACCTCGTCCAGCCCAGTCTAAACCTTGGCCATTGTCCTTCATCTTCCCCTTGCCATTCTTCGACCGTGGCGGCGGGCTCAGTGAGAATAGGCTGCCCCTCTGGCTCCTTCCGGGTAACAGCAAAGGGAGGTTTATCCAGCGGTTTTAGCTCCCAGGACATCGGATCCTCGGGAGGACATAGAGTACCAGAAACAGACTCATCAGCATTCTCGCCTCCCTCCAGAGCTTGCAAGCGCAGCTCCATGTCAGTGATGCAATCGCTGACGGCATGGGATCCCGAAACAAGCTGCTCCATGGCTTCTTTGAGTAGCCGCAGATCAGTCCGGTGCTCATTCAGTCTTTCTTCGATGCCCTCGCGAGGGGCTTGAACTTCGGCAAGGGCAACACTGATCTCAGTGATGGAATTGCCGTGGGCTGAAGTCAGCTCGCGCTGAACATGCACAAGGCTCTCAAGATTCGCCAGAACCTTGGAAATACCCTCAATGCGATCGTTCAGATGCTGGAGCTTCCTTCGTGCTTCCAGGTCTACAAGGCTCATGGGGTGTTTGTGTGTGGACAATGCCATTATGGCCACAAGAGAGAGGTGATGGCAAGACGCTGTGACAGTCCCTTAACAGTTAGTAACCTTGCTCGATGAGCGCTTGCGTGCGGCAGTAGCCCCAGGGGAGCCCCAGAGCCCGCTCCACTCGCCGACATTGCCCCTCTTCGAGTCCCTCGGGGTTGGAGGCGAACGGCCAGAGGATCGCGGGGCTGTAGCCCTTTGTCTCCACGAGGTAGAGATTCTTGTTGGCTGATCTGACTCGCTTTAGCAAGCGCTCCTCGTATATCTCGTGGATTGATAGCTCTTTGAGCGCTCTTTTGTTGCCTCGTGCAACCGTGACGCGCTCGGGAGCGGGGGGTTTCTCTGTGATCTCGCCGTTATCACTGACGTGCAGATGCCCCGTGCGAAACTTGACTTTGCCTTCTAGTGTCCAGTCAATCGGCTCATGCGGCAATGGGAGCTTCTCCCAGCAGTCGCTGTGAACGATGATGATGGCTTTCTTGTCCGGGTTGCTCTTGTCGGTTCTCAGCACGCGCCCCACAAGCTGCTTCCAGAGTCTCAGCGACTGCGTGGGGCGAATGAGCTGTAGACACGTTGCTGCCGGCAGGTCGAGACCTTCATCGATGAGCGCAACGCTGACAATTACTTTCAGACCGCCGGCACTGAAGCGATCGAAGGCACTCTCCCTGGCGGCTTCTGGTGTCGTGCCAATGATAACCTCAGCGCTAACACCGCGAGAGTTGTATTCTCTGGCGATCTCGTGCGCGTGCTCAATGCTAACCGTGACCGTGATCGTGGGGTGCAGATCAGGGTTGTAGTGCAGCAGATCGCGCAGGAAGTCGCCTTGAACTTCTACAATGCGCTCCTCGATAACACTCTGCTTATAGTCTCCCCCCTGCTTCGGAACGCCTTGCGTATCAACGACAGCGTCCTCTGCTGCCACCATTCGATACCAGCAGAGTGCTTTTGCATCCATCAGCTCCTTGGGCTGCGGACCATGGATGAGCTTTGTGACCCCAAACTTGCCTAGTCCGGCACCCGTGGGAGTGATGGGAGTAGCACTGAGTAGCCCAAAGAAGGAGGGCTGAAGTTCTTTGATGATGCGTTGATACGAGGGGGCTTGTATATGATGCCCCTCATCAAGGATTAGAACTCTGCCACGAAAGCTGGGAATAGCAGTGGGACGTTTCGCTAAAGTAGGCATCATGGTGACCATGATGCCCCGATCTTCCGTGGTACGGCTTGCTGTGTAGAAGCCCACGGGCTCCTCACAGTGTTGCCGGCAGGATGCGGCAAGCTGCTTGATGATCTCGTTGCGATGTGCAGCGAGAAGCGCCTGATAGCCGTAACTGCGGTAGTATTTAACGATGTCGGCGCCCATGACAGTTTTTCCGCTGCCGGTCGGACTTACAAGGCATGGTGCGCCTCCCTCGTTCATATGCTCGATTGTTTGATAGACGAGCTTTTGTTGATCCCCCCTGAGAATAAATGGACGGGTTTTGGTCATACCTCCCTGTAGCGGGTGAAGACTATGGACTTGCTGACGACCACGCTGCTGATAAACTTGCCCAGTTCGTTACGACCTGGGATCACTGGAGCAATCTGCTCTTCGCGCTCCCAGCGAACGGACCAGCCGCCCTCTCGTAATAGTCGGTGGACCAAAAGACAAGCCATTCCTTCGCTTGCGAAAGGCATGATGGGCCTCAGTAGCTCCAGGAGCGCGGGAATGTCCGGCCTGATAACCTGCGTGACAGTTTCGATCCCTTCCGGCGAAAGGCCACGCGACTCTTGCACGCAAAACACGTCAGAGAGCTTCACGCCTGTGCCTCCCTGCTACGCGATACGACCAGCTTGGGCCATTGAGATCCCTGCCAATCAAAGCTGACATCCCAGCCGCCCTTGGCATAGCGAGATCGTATCATGTCCTCTATGTCATCTGTTGTGACTTCGATCGTTTGCTTTTCAATCGCCGGCGTCATTTCTTGCCGGATGATTTCTCCGATGATGCTCACCCCTTCACCTCCTGCGCCACCCAGCTAGCAGCCTTCTCAGCCATTTCCGCCTTGCCGGCTTTCAGGTACTTGGCCTGGAGTTTGCTGGTTTCGCCGGAGAACTCATCCTTGAACTCGGCGCCGACTTTGAAGTAGCTGCCGCCATTCTTGCGTTGCAGGCGAATGGTGCGCGTGGAGCCGTCAGAGAAAAGTGTCGGTACGTCCTCCTTGGTGGAGATCAGGTTGCTAGCGTGCAGGGCTTCGAGAGCTTCCTTGACTTCGCTCTTCTCTTGCGAGATCGCTTTTTCCTGCTGCCCTAGATAGAGCAGGCGGGCAGCAAGGTGGGCCTGCTGCTCTTGGGGGGTCTGTGTCATGGGGTGCCTTGTGGGTGACTTGTTAATTGTAGCCGATCAACGAGCGCTGCGAGCAATTCTTCCGAAGTGTGACCTGCCGTAAAATGCGTGTTCCCGCTGGCGGAGCGAAACCAGTAGGACGTCCCGCCCCACACGTACTGCACCTTTTCCATCTGCCCGATGGGGTGACCATCGAGCAGGACCGGCACGGTGGCGAACGGTGGGGCCGGCGGATCGGGCTGTCCCAGGGCCAGGGCCATCTGAAGCCCCAGCTCATCGGCGGGATGGACGCCCCGGGCAAGCTCTCCCAAAACGGTCATTTCGCCGAAGCTGAGGCGTGGATGGGTCATGGCTGCTGGCAGAACCTAGGGGAAATCGATTGTTCTAATGAATTGGAAACTTGTGCAAGGTTATCGGAATTGCTTAGCGTCCAGACAGAGATGTAGGCTCCAGGGAAATCTGCATCGTAAATCTTTCTGGAGAACGTGCCGGCAACCTGGGAGTCATCTTTCCAGATCACTCCCGTCAGCGCATCGTTGGTAGCGCGCTCCAGCTTGTCCCGATCGGGTGCTGACGTGTGCCAGAACGGAGCGCTTGCCTTAAGCGGTTTGTCGGGATTGCTGCCGACATAGTGAACCTTGGGCCGGGCGAAAAGAAACGTGACGCTTGTAAACACCGGCCCCGTAACAGCCTGCGCATCACCGAAAGCTGCCATTGCGGCGTTTCGTACATCATTGCGCCATGCCTTGACATAGGGCGACTGTTCCTTGAAGCAGCCCTTCCCCAGGTAACTTTTGCTTCCCTGGGGTGCGGGCCGCCCGACGACAGTGAAGCGTGCGATTAGCTCCACTACCCTGCCTCCCTGGCGTATAGGTTGTAATTCTTGGCTACGGCCACCATGCGGTCCATCTCCTCTTCTGTGATCCAGTATTTGACCGTCAGGGTTACTGCTTCCTCGGGGACGACAGAAAGTGAGTAACCAGCGCAGTTTTTCACTTTGCATCCCAACGCTTCGAGTAGATCGACAGCAGCCGGATCCGAACCGGTGACGCCACGAGGCTCGCTACCGCCTGGCGTTTCGTACTTTATTCCTATCACCCTACCTCCATGCCGGCTGCAACGGGGAGAGCGATTTGGCTGCGGCTTTGCGCGATGCGCGCCTCTCTGGCGGCATGGTCGTGATCGCTGGCGAGCAGCGAGCAGCGGGTTGCCTCCGTACGATTTCGCGCTTGACGAAACCAGGCGGCGCGAATGCGCTCATAGCGTGCAGCGGTCAGATGATGCTGGCAGAGTGTTGCGTAGTCTCGATTCGGGGTCATTGTATCAAGAGCAAAGGAAGCGGATGACGCCAGACTCTGACGGCAAGAACTCTTGGCAGAAAAAGAAAACGCCAGGCCCATATTGCGGGTCCCAAGGTCTTCCGTTTATCCACACAAAGCGCCCGATCCACCCGCCGTTGCTGCTGACATGAATAAAGCGCTTTTTCGCCAGTGGCTGGCAAGGCGTGTCGCAATCAACCGTGAGACAAGACATGCTCGGCATTACTGTGCCTTGCGCGAGGGACGCTTGAGTTCAGCCTTCGGCTGCTCGACTGCCGGCGGGGCGGGAGGCTCGGGAGCCGGGGGCTCCATCACGACCTCGGGGAACGGCACGGCGGGGATGGTGCGGATGTGCTCGATCTCACAGGCGATGGTGTGGCACCACTGGCGCTGCGTTTCGAGATCCTCCACCCTTGCTGCCAGCATTGCGGCGCGACACTCCTCGAAGGAATTGTGGACGCGGCTGCGGTCAAGATCGACACCGGGCTTAAAGGTGCCCTTGTGCCGGTCGTACAGGGCGACTGTAAGCGCAAGGCCAAAGGGGTCGCCTTCGCGGATCTCCTGTACGAGTGCCGGCAGCGGCGCCATGTCTCCGGGATGATAAAGGCCGTCAGGGACAATCCAGACTTGCTTGGGAGCAGAATCGCTCATTTTTTCTTGGGGGGCGGAGTTGCTTGCGCGAGCTTTCTGGCTGCGATGCTTGCAAGAGTTGCCTTTACCGCCTCTTCCCTGCCAGGGGAGGGGCTGATTAAGCCGCGTCTCTCAAGCTCGCCCCAGTCAATGTTCACGCAAGTTTTTCGTTTGCCCCATGATCGTAGCGCATTGCACGCTCTTGACCATGTGACAGTTGCATGAAGTGTCACAATGCCTTAGTGTGCCATAGTGGCGCCGCCGCCCACGAGCGCGCACAAAAAAGGGGCTGAGCGATCTGACGCGCTCAGCCCCAAGGTTCCAACCAGAGAAAACCAGAGCAACTTTACCATGGAACGATGGATACCCTCCTCCCGCAACCAGCCCTGCCCGATCTGCTCGCGCAGCAAGGACGGTGACTGCCGCATCCGGCAGGACGGACAGATGCTGTTCTGCCACAGGGGTAAGACGCTGGGCCCGCCCGAGCGCCTCAAGGCAGGCGACGTGGTGACCGACGCCGAGGGCAGGGCCTGGGCCTACACTGGGGAGTCTAGGGACGACAGCAGGGACGGGGCGGTGTTTGTCATCCACCAGGAGAGCGCCCATGGCCTGCCCGCCTGCCCTCCGCCCGAGCCGGCCCCACGGTCGAGCACAAAGCGCAATAGCGAACCCTGCACTGCGGTAACGTATCAATACCGCGATGATCTTCGGGTGATTCGCTATGACTATCAGAGCGAAAGGAGGAAGGATTTTCAGCCTCAGTTCTACTACAACAAGCGCTGGAATACTGGAGCGGGCTCCGAGATATGGCCGTTCTATGGTTCCCTGGGAGGTAATGGGGAGTCATTTGTCATAGAGGTAGAAGGTGAGAAGTGTGTTGACATACTGCGTGCTCAGGGGATTGCTGCCATCACGCACCCTGGACACCAGAGGGATGAACAAAGTTGCAGGGCCAGATACACGGGGCTTGCGCAGGCGAACGTAAAGACCGTCTACTTTATCTCCGATAACGATGCGGCCGGCAGGAAGAAGGCAGCCGGCTTTTTTCTCGCGGCACAGCTTGCAGACGTAGAGCTTCGCATCCTGCCGGCAGAATCGATTCATAGCGTTCCTGATGGCGGGAGCGTTGACGACATGCCGACGGAGCAGCTTAAGTCGCTCATTGCTTCGGCCATCAAGTCGGCCACTGGGCAAAAGCCCGCGCCTCTTAGCCGCGTCAGCTACGGGCGCATCAAGAGATCACTCGCTGACTTTCTCGATACGGCGCCGACCTCATCGGCTGATATTCAGGCAGGCATTGCCGACATTGCGAGCGCCAACGATGCCTCGGTGTTCGATGTTAAGCGCATCTGGGATTCGATCCAGGAAGACCGCGAGATCGAACAGGAAGCGCTCAGCGGTTCTTCCGCCATCCGGCAACGGCAGGAGCTTGAGACAAAGCGGCAGGCACTGCGTTTGCGCGACTACCTGCCGGAATCGATCTGTGATTCCGTGGAGGAGCTGACAAAGAACCTAGCCTGCGATCCCCTGACGGCAATCTCGGTCGTACTTACCACCGCTGCCGGCGTGTTCAAGGCGGGACACAGAATCGATGCCGGCGATGGGCTGTTTGTGAAGGAGCCCGTGATCTGGATGCTCATATCAGGCAGCAGCGGCACGGGCAAGAGCCCGATCATGCGGCACCTTTGCCGGCACAGGCTGGACATGGTGTTCGATCACTATAATCACCTGTCTCTCGAAGAGGAGGAGCGGTGGGAGTCGCGCTACTCCATGATGCCAAAGGCAAAGCGTCCCGAGAAGCCAGAGCCGTTATCGACTTGCGTTTCAGACTTCACGACGGAATCGCTTAATCGCGTTCTGAGTGACAATCACCGGAATGGCCTTGGAACCTTCATCTATTCCGAGGAGATCAAGGGCATCCTCGGAAACTTTGATGAGTACAAGTCCCACGGCAAGGGCAAGGGCAAGGAAACATTCCTGTGCTTGTTTGACGGCAACGTTGACTCGCAGCTTCGCGTGGGCCGCAGGACGAAACTTGTTACCGGCAAGGTGCAAAACGCACTTCTGGGGGCAGTTCAACCCGGCGTGTTCCGCAGGATGATCGAAGAGGGCGACGATGCTGGCTTGTTTGCCCGCTGCTTGATCGTGCCACTGGTGAACAAGTACGCAGAGCCAAACTTCTTCCGCTCCCCAGAGGAGATCCAGGCAGTGCATCTTGCGGAGCAGTGCCTGAACAATTTTTATTTGCGCTGTCTGGGCGTCAACCCGATCGTGCTCAGGCTTGAGCGAGAGGCGGTTGAACTGTTCTCCACGTTATCCCGCGACACTTACGACAAGTCGCAGATGCTGTCTTTGGAGTCGCAACGCGCCGTGCTCGGCAAGCGGCTTGGATACATTTTGCAGATTGCGCTGGCGATGCAACTGTGCCGCGTCGCTGCCGGCGAGGAAAGCGAGGATGAGCCATTCGTCTCCACGCGCACCATTGCGCAAGCCACGGTGTTTGTGGACTTGCTTCAGAGCTACGCCATCGTCGAGCAGCAGGAATCGCAGATGACGAAGCACGGATCGTTCGATCTGAACCGTCGCATCCACGTTTACGCAAGAGCGAACAAAGGTTGCACCGTGGGGCGGTTCATGGCGGCTTGCGTGCCCACGCGGCAGCGCTCTCAGATCAAGCCTCAGAACATCAAGGCTGCTATGGAACAGATGGTGGCAATGGGCCTGGGGGAATGGGCCGAGGGCACGGAGAAGTCACCACGTTTTGTTTCGCTTGGCAAGTTCCCGGATTAAATCCCTTGACACAAGGGCGACCCCGTGCAATGCTGGAGCTTTCAAGGAGGCATCATGTCAAGCGAGCCGTTCAAGGCTTCGGATGAAGACTGGCAATTACTAAGAAAAGACGGCGGCTGGGAAATATGGGGAGAGGAGTCCCGCAACGTAATCCGCATCGTGGCCAGGTGGCTGCGCAAGAAGCGCTACTGCCTTGCCTCCGCCGAGCTGCATCAGGAGGTCAGCCAATGATTCTCCACCCCGACTTTATCTTCGTCCATTTCCCTAAGACCGGCGGGATGAAGATGCGTGAACTGCTCCTCACCATCCCCGGCGCCGAGGAGGTCGCCGACAACCGCCACGATTCGATTGAGGCCCGCATCAAGCGGGACCCCAGCTTCCGGGTTGGCGATCGGACGGTGGTCGTAGGCTTCCGCCGGCTACCCAGCTGGCTTCATAGCCGCTACAGCTTCGAGCGGCAACGGTCGCCACATCTGCCCCACGATCCACAGAGGCTTGCCGAGGGCTGGTTCCTGGAGGAGGACGGGCAGGAAGGGTACGCCGATTTCTATGCCCGCCAGTGGGCTAGCCCCTGGTTGGTGGAGAATCATCGGGTTTCATTCGTGAGGCAGGAACACTTCCTTCACGACTTCGTGGCCGCCTTTGGCAAGTTTCTACCGGAGGGCTGGAAAGGCGACATCTCCACTCGTGTCAACAAGAGCGAGCCGGATGATGAGGCAGCCGCTGTGATCCGGGAGAATGTGGACAGGATTTACGAATCCTGTAAATACTGGACAAGCCTTGAAGAAAACCTTTACAGGACGCCACGATGACCATTGAGCCATTCATCGTCAAGCATTATTCATCAGACAAAAGACCGTCCATCAAGGGCAACGGCTTTGACGGACTTGAGATCGGCGAAGATCGGGCAGAGGCCGAGGAGTTTGTTTCCTGGCTGAACGCTCGCCTGGCCACCCCGCCGGCCGCGCCCGACTGGCGGGCGTTGTGCGCGGAGTTGCTTTCGATTATCGAACATCATTGCAGCTCACGTATCTACGACATTCCATATAACGCAAACGTCTGCCGCCGCGCCCGCGTGGCCCTGTACCCAGAAGACTTCCGCGCTGAACTGGCCACCCCGCCGGCCGCACCAGACACCACTCGCGAGCAGGTGAAGGCGGCCGTAGCAGACGCACTAGGAGGTAGTGCATACGACTGCCTGCGTGTATGGAGCGCATGGGGAGTCGGAACAATGGGACAAGATGATTTCAGCCCAATAGCTGAAGACGACGACCGCGTGGCGGAAATTGCTGATGCCGCTATTGCCGCCCTGGCCACCCCGCCGGCCCTGGATGACGATGAGCGGCTGCGCCTGGTGACTGCTGGCATCTGCTCCGGGTATATCGCCGGGCACGAAGCAACAGTTGAAGGTCACTATGGGGACCCTGAAGAAGTGGCGGCAGATATGGCCCCCGTGGTACTGGCAGAAGTGGGCGCCACCCCGCCGGCCGCCACCCGCGAGACGGGGCCGCTGCCGCAGGCGCCCCCGACCGAAGAAGATATTGAAAGCCTGGCCGAGGCGCTCAACGGCGACCCGGTGCCGGCCATCCGCCGGGCGTTGGAGCTATGGGGCGGCGCTGCGGTGTCCGCCGCCGTTGACCGGGCCATTCCAGCAGCGGTGCTAGAAGAAAGGTTCGAGCGATGGTGGTACTACGAAGGCAGTGTCCCTCCATCCGAGGGCCGCGACTGGGAAGAGCATGTTCACCACATGACCCGGATTGCGTGGCACAACGGGGCTTTTGTCGCCGCGGGTCCCGCCGCTGAGGAGGCAGGCCAATGAAAGTAGAGGTGTCTCGCAGCGTCTTCAATCGCTGCCAGCAAATCTCGTTTTACATAGATGAGGCCATTCTTTTTGATTTCAGCTTGCGCAATGGCTTCCCTTCTCCCCCAAGGATTGACGACCCCCTGGCTGTTATCTGTCTCCTGATGGAGATTTATCGGCACGAACATGGGGAAGACTTTGCCGCTCAGCAGGCTGCGGGGGTCGTTGAAGTTCAGGTAGTCGAGCAGCCACGGTTGCAGGAGGGCCAGAACGATGGCTGACAACTTCTATCTGGAGTTTGGCGCCCTGTCGCCATGTATTGAGGAGCAGCTAAAGGATCAGGGACTGATGATTAACCTTCCGCCACTCGACCGACAAAACCTACAGCGGGACGCTGATGAAATATCCCGCCTGCGATTCCGCCGGGTCCTCACCGAAGCCGAGGCGGACCGCGCCAGATGGCGGCTGATCAAAGAGATCAGCAAGTACATCCGTCCCATTGCCGTCGCGAGGGAGGTGGAGTGATGTGCAACAAAGCTCAGGGCTTCTACGGCTCAAACGGCATAGTTGAAACCAGTTTTAGCTGGGGGAAATCAATCTCGATTCTGGGGTATGCTATTTATACCCTTACGACGCTAGGAAAGGATGGCAATTGGTACGGCTTTAGTGTTCAGGCGCCTGCGCGGGATCGACAGCGTACCGCGAACATGCTCCGAGGAGCACGCAAGCGCCTTGCGGCAACCGTCAACAGTCACGGCGGCCGTGCTTTCATCAAAGATCAAACCACCATCATTAACAACGAATCATGCTGAAAAACGACCGCTAGATCAGGGACGTTTCATCTTGCACGCTTAATTCAACCATGACCTATCTAATCTACGGCTACATCTTTGCCAGCATGTGCTTTGCGGCAGCGTTTTGGGGCTCCTTTAGCGCTGATCCCAGGAGAAAGAAAGAGGTGGCCAGCATTGGTCAGGCGAGCGTTTTCACTAAGGTCGTTGTCGCCTTGTTTATAGCCTTGATCTCCCTGGCGTGGCCCGCGCCTGTATTGATTAAGCTCTTCAGGCTCGCCCTTCCATAGTTGGCGACTTTGCGGGCTCCGACATCTTGCACGGCGTAGCAAGCCGTGCTATTATTCAACCGCCTACCTTTCCCTTTATGGCACGATCTCCCTCTTCTCCACCGCCGTCCGATACGAGCACCATGCCGCGCAACATGGTGCAACCGGCGGGAACGGCTCAGCCGGCAAGACCGCAAGCTGCCCCTCTCCTGCAATCCATTGTTGCTGCCTCTCCTGAGTTCGCGGAGATTTTCAAGGACAGTAGCAATGCCTTCCTCAACTCCCGCTACCTGAAGCTCCCTGGACTGCTCAAGATCATCAAGCCGCCGCTGCTTGAGCAGGGTGTCATTGTCTACACCCAGGTCGTTTTTGACTCAACGGCTTCTCAGTGGGTTGTGCGTACCACGCTCTCCAGTGTTAGCGAGCAAGAGGAAATCTATTCAGACTTCCCGATCCATGAGTCGCTTCTGGGCAATCTGCAAAAGATTGGTGGCGCCATCACCTATGGCACCCGTTACAATCTGTTTGCACTGCTTGCCATCTGCCCTCAAGATGAGGATGATGATGGCAACAGCGGCAGTAGTGGCGGCAGTGCTTACAACGCTCCCGCTACTGCCGGTGGACTGCCTGGCCTCCCCGGCATGGGTGCTCCGTCGCCGGCAGCCTGGCCAGCTCCGGGCCAAGAAGTGAAGTCGCCTTCCGCCTCGTTCTCTGGCACGCTCGCCAACCCCGTTCAACCTTCCCCCGTTCTCCCCCAGTGACGCAATCTCAACCGCAACGCAAGCAGCGCCCCATTGACATTTCGCTTTGGACCAACAGGTACAAAAAGGAATCGAAGCACCCTGATTACAGGGGGACCGGCAAGGTCTCCTGGGATGTTGTTCAGGAGTTGTACGCTGCTTTTCAGTCTGGGAATTATCAGATTGACGACTACAGTCAGCAACCCTACGTTGAGCTTGATGTGACTCTGTGGGGTCACAACGAGAACATCGGGACCACCAAGCCTGTGCTTACCGGCAGCGCATCGAGCCTGGCCGACACCATGGCCCAGGCTGCCCGGCGTGCCGAAAGCAGGGCGGCCTGGGCCGGCTTCGGTGGTTCGCCCGAGCAGATCGTCGAGCAGCTCCTGGCCGAGCAGCAGGCGCAGCAGGCGGCTCTCCTGGCTCAGCAGCAGGCCGAGCAGCAGGCGGCATTCCTGGCGCACCAGCAGCAACAGCAGCAGGCGGCCCTCCTGGCAGCTCAGCAGGCCCAGGCCGCTCAGGCCGCTCAGGTGGTCGCCGCTCCGGTCCCCACGCCCGTCGCCCCTGCTCCCCTGCCGGCACCCCCGGCCGCCGCGCCCACGCCGATCGCCGGCACGATCCATGGCGGTGGCGCACTGCCCGCGAACTTCTGATGCACAAACTTCGTTTGCTCCCCCCGCAAAGGGGGGTTTTTTTTAGCGGACAAGATCACAAGTATTTCTACGGCAGCGGGCCTGAAGCGATCGAAGTGCCATCGTCGTCGCATATCATCGCCCTGGGTGGCGGCAAGGACTTCGACAAGACCCCATGGCGCAGGTCTCTCTACAAGGCCGGAGTTAACGCCGAGGACGCGGAATACTACATGGATCGCGTCAGGGATATTCGCGCAGCTATTGGCACGCGCTTTCACTCGTTTGCCGAGCTAAGTCTGTGTTCACCAGACCCCGGAAGATCCCCCTACGAAGACCCCACAGGGATCCCGGAGAGGGAAGATGCTGAAGCACTGCTGATTCGCGATCAATGGCTAAAGCACGTCTTGCCGCGCATCGGCAAAGTCTATGTCATCGAAGATCCAATGATCCATCCAGGCGGCTGCTACGGTTTCACGCCGGACCTTATCGCTGAGGTCGATGGCATCCTGACCCAGTGTGACTGGAAGACGAATCAGGCGGAGAGTTATCGAGAGCGCTTTGGATGGTTGAGTACTTACTGCGACGATCTTAGGATGTATCGCATTTGCGAGAAGGTTTTGCAAGCCAAGCTGGCGACCGGCGAATCCCGCGATGTTACGGCCCGCGTCCGCGAGGGCTGGCAGATGCAGCAGGGCAGCTATGCGTTTGGGGTTGAGGCTGTCCATGGGATGCGGGTCCAGCGAGGGATCAACTTCATGCTATCGGTCGATGGCGTGAAGGAGAAGCACTGGAACAGGCCCGACCTGGATCAGGGTTGGCTTCAGTTCGCCAATGGACTGCTGCTGCACCATCAGCGGGCCGTCATGGCCGGCGGCCACCCGGTCTTCCAAGCCGCTCTCAATGCTCTCTACCCGTTGATGCGCCACTGATTGCGTGCTACACTGCTGGACGTACCGCATTTTTGCAATGCCCACCAAAGTCAAAGCTGCTCCCGCCCCCGTCGCCGACGAAGTGATGGAAGAGCCCGTCTACGAAGCCCCCGAGGAGGACGAAGGCGACTACGACGAAGACGAAGAGATCGACGGCGACACCGAGGAGGAGTCCGACGAAGGTTCCGACGACTCCGATGAGCCCGTCCGCAAGGTCGGCCAGGAGCTGCTCGACTTCGTTGAGGCCAAGACCGCCGAAGGCCGCACCCTCACCGACATCGCCTATCAGGCCGGGTACTACACCCTCACCAAGACCGGCTCTGAGCGCGTTCTGAAGGCACAGTTCAACCAGGCCCTCCTGGAGGCCAAGGGCTACGACCTGGGTGGGCGCTCCAAGAGCACCGGCACCGGCCGGGGTGGCTCGGGTCTCTCCCGTGCTCGGGTCAGCGGCTCCGGCCTGCTGCTCGTGTCCCAGCTCGCTGCCCGCGAAGTCGGTGCCATCCCTGGCGCCGTGTTCTCGATCGAGTACCCCACCGGCGATCTCATCGGCCCCGGCGCTCAGATCCTGCTCACCCTGACCGATGAGTTCCGCGAGGTCGTCCCCCGTGGTTCCCGGAGCGAGGAGGAGCCCGGCACACCGCTGCTCGATGAAGCAGCCTGATCCAGGGGATCAACAGAAAGCCCACGGTTCGCGCCGTGGGCTTTCTTGTGTGCCTACTGCTCCTGGAAGACGCCGACGTAGACCTTGCCTTTCTGGGTGAGCGGTAGCACGAGATCACGCAGGGCGTCGTTGTGCATCCTGATGCACCCGTAGGTCGGCAGAAGCGGCTGCTTGGGCGCCCAGGCCCCGGGCCAGCCATTGCCGCTCCCGCCGCCGTGCAGCATGATCCCGGCCCTGCCGTTCGTCGCCTCCTGATTCTCCAGCTCCACCAGGTCGAACGAGTACCAGCCGTAAGCCTTGAGGGTGTCGTTGCCGGCGGGATGGGAGCCGACTTCCTCGTAGTCCTTGTGGATCTGGCCGATCACGTAGAGCCCTGGCGGGGTGTCGCTGTTGCGGGTGCGCCAGTCACGATCTGAGCCCTGGCCCCGGGCCAATGCCGGCGCTCGCCACAGCAGCTTGCCGGTGTGGTCGTAAGCCTCGCAGTCCTGATCGCGGTCGTTCACGAGCAGGTAGGAGTCCCCTGGCTTCATCGGCGCCTTCATGCCGGGCCCAGTCATGCCGGCTTCCTCCTTGCCCCTCGGGTCGAGCCCGCCGGCAGGAATGAGAGGTTGCTTGGACGGCACCGCGCTGACCCAGATCGATCCCAGCTCGCCGCCGTCCTCCAGGCTGCCGGGCGGCAGATGCTGCTCAACAGCGGCCCAGAAAGCGACGTGATGCGAGAGGTCGAAGTTTGTGTTCTCGACGCAGGAGCGAAGGGTTCTCATTGACTGATTGATGGATCGTTTGATGGTGGATCGGTGGCGGAGCGCAGTTCAGGGTTGAGGGTCCAGTAGCCCTCGTGATACTTGTCCTGCTTTTCCTTCTCCTTGTTCACCGTGCCAATGATATACCCGATCACGAGCGCCGGCCCCAGTGGCCCGCCTTCATTCATGCCGGCGATGTGCAAGCCTTTTTCCCAGCACTTCTCGAAGTCGCCACCACGAGCGATGCAAGTGCGCGTGTAGTGATCGCCACGAAAGACGAGCGTTGCAAGTACGGCTATGGCGGCAAAGAGCTTGACCGCTGCCCAGTGGTCAGTTTTTTTCGGTTGCATGACCATGTTGTTTTGGTGGCGGCTCGTGCCGTACTTCGAGTCGTATGATTCGCTCCAGCAGGTCTCGCTGATGGTTCTCTAGGTCCTCCAGTCGGTCCCGGTTCTGATCGACGATGAAGGGCTCGGAGGCAATGCGTACCAAGAGCCCGGCGGCGATGATGCCCAGCACCCCGACGGCAATGTCACGCCAGGCACGGGTCATGGCGCTACCGGCGGCCCTGCTGGAGCCGCGGCAATCGCCGCCTGGAAATCAGCCGGCAGGTGGTGAGCAGCGGCCAGGGCGCGGAACCGGTCGAGCGTGTCGGCGGGTGGACTGGTGGCGATCAGCCATTCCTGCCAGATCGGCAGGAAGCGATCGAGAGCGCCCCTTTCCGCTTCCTCCAAAGCGTGCCCAAGGGAGAGGGCTGTTACCTGCTTCAGCCTGCCGAGATCATTGATTGCGCCCACGATGGATGGATCGTTCTGAATCGCAATGTCAAACCCGATCCAGTCCGGCGGCGGTGGTTGCTGAGGCAAATCCACCAGCTGCCAGGCTTGCTGCCACTGGCCGCCGGTCTCAACCGGTTGGATCTCCTCCACCCGCTGGCCGGGGCCAGGAACAGGAGGAGCCGTAGGTGCGACGACGCGCCAGCCGTAGGGCGAAACGTCTTCATCGCGTGGGTTGCTTCCCACGGCTAGATCGGGGAAGGCGGCGCGGAAATCCGCAACCGAGCGCGGGTAGAGGTCGGGGGTGGACAAGGCGTAGAGAATAGGTGCCATGGTCGTCAGGAGTCAGGGAATGGAGCGGATGGTGGGGGGAAGTTGCTGACATAGCCCCAGTTGGTAGCAATACGAAACTCGCTAACGTAGCCGTTTAGAGCATAACTAGGAGTGTACGCACCAATTCTAATTCCAGTCAAGCTAAAACTTTTCAGCAATGTCGTGGACTGTGCCCGCAAAATACCATCAACAAATAAGCGATACGTAGCTCCGTCAAAACTTAAGGCTATATGAAACCACGTTCCCGTAGGCAAAATTGAACTCGAAGCGACTATATTATTAGTAAGGCCATCACCCACCAGCACATTACTGCCCGCAGCAAGAATATAAAAATTGCCATTAACTCCTATTAGCGAATAATTGACAAGGCTATTAAGAAAACACCATGCCTCAATAGTGTACAAGTCGGTGCGTATGTTAATAGGGTCAATAGTAGTAGTCAATTCATCCCCGGCTCCGTCAAGCGCAATACTGCTACCACTAAACTTGCTTTGCGCCGTGCTGATTTGCGCATTGCCCACAGCCGTCACAGTCTTGGGCGACGGGCTGCTGTCAATGATCGTCGTGCTGCCGTTGGCACCGTCGCCATGCAATAGCAAAACGACGTTGGCGAATGGTGGGTTGGGCGCAAAATGCAGTACACCACCAGCCTTCATCAACAAACTGCGCCCCAGCATCAGGTCGTCCCCCGCATCGGCGCCACGTAAAGCGTGGGCGTAGTGAACGGCGTACCCGTTACCGCCGGAGTGATCCGCACGACTAGCGTTTCAAACTCGCTAACAGTTAGCGTAGCCGCTGTGTTCCCATCCCATTTGGTGGTAAAGCCAGCGGCGGAAATTGTGATAATGCCCGACGTATAGAAGAAGTCTACTTCCACTTCAACGTATTCAGCAAATCCGCTTGCCACCGCAAGGTCGGCAACATTGGAAAACGCGATCGTTGTATTTCCTGCAATGGCTGCGCCAAGCATGAACCGATTAGCGGCCCGGATGTCGCATGTATAGGTAGAGCCGACTGCCGTAACAACCTGCGCCCGAGGGAGAACACCCGAGCCCAGCGCTATGGAGTAGCCGGTGCGGGAGGGGACGCCTCCAACTCCGAGCCTGCTGAACCTGCCAGTGCTGGGAGCGCTTTCGCCGATTGCCCCAGGGGCGCCCTTGGCGCCACTCCACCAATTATCAACAGCTTGCCGCACTCGCTGCGCCGTCCACGCCCTGCGAGTGGTTCCCGCGCCACCCTCTGCCTCTGCTTGCGTGACCGTCTCCGCGGTCCATTCCCGTGCATTGCTCAGCGCAGGGTTGGTAGTGAGGGGATACCGCACATCGGCCGCCGCCTGCGTCAGTGCGCCAACGTCAGCGGCACTCAGTACAACCGTACCTGTCTGGCCGTTGACGCTCTGCACCGGGGACGCCGGCACCGTGATGCGAACCCAGTTCGCCAAGAGTGCCGCGTTGTCGCCGCTCAGGATCCACTGCCCCACCGCGCCGGAGTCGGTGCGAAGGCACCAGTCCCCGCGCTGTCCGGTGAGCGCGAGCATCGCGGCCTCGCTGTTCACCGACCCGAGGTAGTCGCTGATGGCGATGGCCGGGATCTGAGACGTGGGGATCACGCCGCCCACGAGATCCGCCTTGCTGGCAAGCGCCGTGCTCAGCGCCGCTGGCTGCACGGCAGAGTCTGCTTTCGCCCCCTGCGCCGCCGTGGCCGCGCCGATCTGCGCCGGTGTCGGCTCGACCCCCTGGATCGCTACCAGCAAACTGCCATTCACCGCGTGTTGCCGGCCCAGCGTCGCCACCTGCTGCGCCCTGCTTGCCGGCCTGGTGCTGGACAGTCCGCCACTGGCGCCGACGTACACCGGGCCCCGGGTGTAGGCCGCCGTGTTCGCGTCTTGCAGTTCGCCCGCGATAATCGCGTGGCCCTCGCCGTTGATCGGTAGGTCGTCTCTCAGTAACCCATCGGCGTACTCGGCCCCTGGCGTCGCCGGGTCCGTCGCCACGATCTGCAACACGTTGGTATTGCCAACCGAATCACCCGCCGTCACGGGCGTCCCTTTTGTTAATGCGACGCCAGATGTGTTCTTGACGTGGAAATATAGGTTTCCGGCAAGATCGCCATGGATGTGCGGAATAGCCGCCGGACTGGTGCCGGTGATCGTCAGCCCCGCGAAGCTCGGCGAGCCGCTCGCCGCCAGTTCATCCAGTCGCGCCTGCTGCGCCGCCGTCATCAGGCCGGGGTCTACCGGGCCGGCAAGGGGAAGGGTCGCATCGGTCCCGGTGCTGCTCTTGATCTGCCGCGTGGCTGGGTCGTAGTCGAGATCGGTGTTGCCGGCGGCGAGCGCAGCGATGGCCGAAACCGGAGCATCGACCGTCTCGGTGCCCTGATCCATCACGACCCGCTCGTTGCCGGTGAGCGGCAGTGTCGCGTCAGGACGCCCGGAGATAGTCGAAGTCTCCATGCCGAGGGCGACAGTCTCCCGGCATCATAGGGCAGGTCAGCCGCGCCTCGGGGTCAGGGGGCCATCCCCGCTCCAGGTCATCACCATCACGATCGGCTTCTCGGGATCCTCGCAGTTCAGGCGAATGTCGCCAATGACGACTGTGCCGGTCAGTCTTATCTCGCCTGCGATCGTGGAGTCGAATATATCGTAGTCATCCGTGGGCGCTTCGCGTTGCAGCGTGAGCTTTATGGCAGCTTTGAGCTGATCATCCACGCCCGAAATGGCGTACTCAAAGATCTGCCACGAGCTTTGCGCAACGCTTGTATCATCAGAGAATTGCAGGTATGTCGAGAACGATCCGCTCCACGTCGCAAGTCCCGCCGTTGCCCTGCCGAAGTCATCGGCCTGGGTTGTTTGATCCAGGATGTCGCGCTTCAGCTCCGCATCCCAGGCGAAGATGTTGGCGACGTACTTCAGTCCGCTGCCAAGGTCAAGCTCCGCCGAACCATCAACGCCAACGATGACGGTCATATAATTCTAGCGAGGAAAGACGCGGAGGCGCCATCGTTGAGCACGGTGCTGTTCTTGACCTGGATAACCTCCCATTCATTCACCGCGCTTTGCACGATGAAGCGGTCGCCGTATGATGTGGTGTTGTCTGCGTAGTGCATGTAGACCCCGAAGTCAACCGCAAGCCTTGTGGCCGTAAATGGCGACCACGGCAGGTCGGAGCAGATCGGAACGTAGTCGGTGACAAAGGCGGGGTTGGCGGAGTTTCGCCCGATCGGCAAGGGAATGCCGGCAGCGAATGATCCGCCAGCAACGCCGCCGCCAAAGTTGCTTCCATAGCTGTCGTTTCCGCTGCCGACGCCAAAGTATGAAAAGGCGTTGTACTTGATGCCGTGGAAACTGTTGTTGGATGTGCTCCCGCGCAATGCCGGTCCAATCAGCAGGCAGCGCCTGAGGTTCTCTTGAAGCTGGAAGTTGATAAAGCCCATCAGAGTAGATGAGCCGGTCGGTATTTGCGCCTCCACCATGGAGAGTCCGCTAATCATGCCCCGGTTAAGATCCAGCCAGGTATGTAGCACCGTGTTCTTGTGGAGGATGCTAAAGGGTGGGCATCTATTGGTTGCCTGCCGGAATACAAACCAGCTTTGCTTGTTGTCGGCGCCGGATGTGAAGCGGTCAAGCGAAATGTTTGACGTGAGCGACCCAGTGAATAGCTCGGTCGCCCCTGACGTGCCGAAGATGCTTGCCGGCAAGGTGTGGTAGTCCAGGTACTGCGTCCCCGTGGGAACGTTCACTGGGGGCGTGCCAACGGCGTTCCATCCGCTTGCCAGCGCAACCACGCATGTTGCACCACTGAACACGAAGTAATAATACGAGCTTCCGTAGGTTTTGGTTGCGTCATGCTCGATCTTCAGGACGCGGACGGGATTCTGCTGGCCGCCAACGGTGAAGGAGTCGTGCCATTCCGTCATCAGGCCCGCGTCGATCAGTGCGGTGCGCAGCAGGCCGGCGAGATCGGCACCAGTCCACGGGGCGGTCGCGGTGTAGGTCTGCTTGACGACTGGCATGACTGAGCGCGAGACGGGAGAGCCGAGGCCCCAGGGACTCTAGCCTGCTCCTGGCTGCGTGCTATGGCACGGCCGCCACAACATTCATCCCCGCCGGCAGTCCCGTGATGAGCAGCGACTGAGCGCTCATGCTGACGGTCGGCTTGTTGATTGACGTGGGAATTGCGATGACGCTCATCTGCTGAGATATGTTCAGGGACAGCAGTTCGGACTGCGAGGAAACATCAATCCTGGCGCCCTTGTCAATCCCAACCACCACGCCAAAAGTGCTCAGGGTCGAAACAAGATCCAGGTTCAGAACCGGGCCGACATGGATTCTGTTGATCGGCGGGCCCTTGTCAGTTGGTATCCCCACGACCGTCATGGTCTGGGAAATATTCAGAAGCAGCGGACTTTCGTTGATTGTCGTCGCTGACGCCTTGGGACCATAAGACGATTCAAGCGTCAGCTCATAGACAAGATCAATCGTGACATTAAAGCGTCCATTCTTTATCGACTCCTTTCTTGGCTCTCGCGCAATGGTCCATGTAGTGCCGGTCAGGCGCTTCTTGAAGTCATCGCTGTTGACGCCACTGGCCAGCTCTGCCGGCAGGGCCGTGAGGGGCCACAGGCCGCCCGCCGTTGCCCTCCAGGGGAGCAGCAGCGCCAGGGCCTGGGCATCGTTCACGTTCTCGAAGGTCAGGCTCCACTCGGCGCCGCTGGGCAGGGAGCCGAGGATTTCGGGGAACGCCGAGGAGCGCCATGCGCCCGTGATGACCGGATAGTCCGGCAGGCGAAGCTCCCACGTCGTCGGCGTGTACTGGGGCAGCGTCAGCGGGCGGCGATTCGTCACGAGTGGTAGGCGATGAAGCCGCGTGTCTGGATCGGGATTTGCACCGTACAGCGCCCGGCCTTGACTGCCGTGGTCCTCGGGGGGCCGGCCGGCTGCCAGGTCGCGCCGGGGAAGGGCAGCAGCAGGAGGTTCTTCAGGTCACCCCTGGCGCCCTCCACGATCTCGGGCGGAATCGTCAGCGTGCCATAGGTGCCGTAGTTGTCATCCCAAACCTTGCATAACTCCTCGGCCTGCGCGTAGGTGATGTTCTCCCAGCTCAGGTCCATTCTGTCGCCGGTTGGCTTGCTGGATGCCGCCCACCGCACAACTCTGCCATTGCGCATCTTGCGTTGCGTTTGCGGCCATTGCCCCATCGTGTAGTTGCGACCTTTGGGCGTGATGCCAGGGAGTGCGGTAACGATGTTCATAGTTCAATCACCCAGTTGGCGTCCGTTTGGTACGTCGTCCAGTTGACGCCGAGCAGGCTAACACCGTTGGCGTCGGTGGGGTGATGGAATGCTTCAACCGTGACGACGCCTTCGGCATCCATGCCTACCTTTTTGATCTCGTAAGTACGCGGCTTGATGTTGCTATTTCGGATCGCAAAGAAGATGCCAGTCGGCGACGCCAGCCCGCCGGCAATCGTGATGGTCTGTTCTCTGGGATTCGTTGACATATCCCAGGTCAGCGCTGTGTAGGTGCCGTCAGCCAATGGCAGCAACCAGGGGCGAACGCTGACCATGTTTCCGTCTTGCTGGATGAAGCCCTGAAACGCCGTGCTGTAGTTGACCACATCGACATCGAGCACGAAGCACCCACCGGAATGAAGCCTGGCCGCGAGCACGTCGGGAGTGGTCTTGAAGCTGATTTGATGATCGTTGAGCGTGACGAAGCGAATGTAGTAACAAGCAGCGTCAATGGCCTGCCTGTAGTTCGTACACCACTTCGAGAGGTCAAGGGATCTGACCGGCGCATTGACGCTGGTGCCGGCCTGTCTGACGGTCGCCACGCGCTCGCGGGGAAACAGCGGCGCCTCGGGCCCCGTGGACTCCTCGCGCCATTTGACCTGCACGATGAACGGCTGCCTTGTGAGATAGTCAACCGTGTTCAGCCTGAAATCTTCCAGGTTGCCATTATTGAACTGCGCCTTGATCTCTAGGGGGGTGTTGAACTCGATTGCCCTCTTCAGGAAGTAGACGCCACCGAGTCGAACCAGCTTGAGCAGATGCGCCTGCGCGATCTCTGATGCCCATTCAAGAATCGTGAGCGGCTCGCCCTCCACGGCGTCGTAGAAGTACTGGCGGTCCTGGCACCATTGCGCCGCCTCCTGGAAGCTGGTGCGATCGATCTGCGCCGGCTTCGTCCCAGGGAAGGCCCCAAGCTCCTCGCTTGTCATCAGCTCCCGCAACCAGTCCGGCCAAAGGTGACTGGACCCTTTAGTGTCGCCATTGAGAAGCCTCGGCATTTCGTAGCCGTTATCGCAGAAGCCGCTGAAAGACTGAAGGCTGCTGATCTCTAGCGAGGCCGAGATATTGACACCGACTGGGGAGATAGCTTCATAGGATGGTGTTTGGTTGAGATCGGCATAATAGTTAACCTGCTGGATGGTATGCTCTGGCGTGTTGCCGACAGTGGTTTGCATACTTTCATAAGGGAAGGCTTCGGCGAATCTTGCATAGCCATCGACCATAGACTGAAGCCCCGGATCAGCCCAGCCCAGACCGATGTCAAGGGCGGGCTCAAGCTGCGCGATCTTCCGCTTGCCGGCGTCGGTGGGATCGATGACGTAGCCCGTGGTTGTTACAGTGACGCCGTTCGATGTCGTGCTGACTTCGTATCCGCTATTCGTGCCAAGAACGACGACGCGGCTGAGATCGCTGCTGCGAATGTACCAGCTCGGGACGGGCACAAGCCGGCGTTCCCACCGGGCTAAGGACGGGAAGGCGATGCGCAGGTAGTTGTAGACATCCTCTCCACTGATGCCGGCGATGGCGTAGGTCTCGGGGAAGTCCACCCAGGTCGCCCCACGATCGGCGCTGTACTGCAACGCGAAGGCACTGTATCTGCGCGTCTTTGTTGTGATGAGACTGCCGCCGCTGTCGTAGCGCGAGACCGACAGAACACCGTTGGCCGTCTTGCCGACTTGATTCTGTCCAGCCTTGCCATTGATCTTCTCAATCTTCTCGCATGACTTAAAGCCAATCATGCCATTAACGCTGATGCCGACCTTGGACTTCAGGATGATCTCGCAAACCTGAAACTCTCTGACAGCACCAACGGATGCCACGGCCAGGCGGAAGATTTGCCCGACCTGCGAGCAGACTTTGTAGCGGCCTTCGGTGCCGCTTTGCATCAGCGCAAAGTCCGTATCGGGATCATATTCATCAGGGAGGATGAGCTGGCCGGTCTCTTGTGGGTCCAGGAAGCGACTGCCGACGAAGTGAACATTGCCGGCACGAACCACGGTGAAGATGTATTCCATCGTGTTGCCGCCGCCAACGGGATCCTGCTCGGAATCGCTTACGAAAACCGACTCATTCGGATTCCATGAAACCCTCTGCTCCAGCACCGCCCAGCAAGTGCCGATCATGTAAAGCTCGTTAGGAATCAGCGCGGAATCTGCCGAGTCCTGCACGCCGGCAACAGCAGCGGCGACGCCGCCCATCTTCTCCTCGAACTCTGCGTCATCATCGATAACGCGACTGTTGGTTGTGTTGATCCTGATTTTGGTATTGGCGTCGGTCTCGCTGGATAGAACGTACTTGAGCGAATCGCCGATGCCAACAGTCCACTCTTTTATTTCGTAGTCGCCGCTTGCCGGTGTTGTCCAGACCGAGGAGCTTGCTGACTTGTGTTGTCTCAATCCACCACGCATCGACCAGTAAAACTTGCCTTTCCATAGCTCCACCAATGCCGCCGCATCATCATCGGTTCGCACCTTGTCGCTCGTACTGATCCGTGCCGTGACGGTTGGCTGAATTGTGATACTGGCGCGGTGCATCATTGCATTGGGGCACCATCCGTACAGGCCAAAGGCAGTGCTTGTTGATGGCGTCTCCGCCATGCAAAACGCTGTGCGATATTGGCTGTTGCCGATGTTGACGGCGAACACGTCCTGGCCGCCCTGGTTCTCGAAGTTGCCCGGATCCCCACTGGCCTCCCTGCCGGCCACGAGGTCAGCGCTCTTGATGCGCCCACCGGCGGGGGAGTGGTAGATCGAATAGCGGGCACCCTTCGAGAGTGCGGTGCCGGTGTAGGCGTAGGCGCCGAGGGTGTTGTTGCCGAAGGCCCAGCCGGCGGGGTCCCAGGCGTTCGCCCCCATACGAGCGGCGCCGGCAAGGAAGATGCCGCGAAACATCAGCGAGCCGTTGTACGCCAGGATCTGCGACCAGACCATGGGCATCGCAACACGCACGCCACCCAAGCCATTCTCGCGCTTGGCAATGATGACCGGAATGAACTGCCCAACCTCGGCGGGTTCCTGTATCGAATCAAAGCCAAATCGTGGCGACAGCCTCTGATTCGTGGTCCGCGAATCGCGCTTCCCTTGCCGGACTACGATCCGGCCATTCTGCTGATTCGTCGGGAACAGCAGCGACGACAGCAGGCTGACGCCAACGGCGATGGCCAGGTTCACGAGCACCGGCACGAGCGGACCGCAGACGATGCCCTCCGCCGGCTTCTCGATCGAATGCTTGAGCGTGATCGCCTTCCACTGCTGGTACTCCTCCTGCGTGACGCCCAGGATCTCGGCGAGGCGCCTTTCGTAGGGGAGGAGGGGGATCATGCCAGGCGGTAGAGGTTGAGATTGCCGAAGGCCGACCGGGGGCCGGCGATCAGGCGCCCATGGTGGCGCACCACGATGAGCGTGTCCTTGTTCGGGAGCACCCCGACACCAAAGCCGCCATCCTTGTTGTCGAAGCGCACCAGAGCCCCGTCCTCGGGCTGCTCGATCGGGACGGTCAGCAGCGCCCAGTCGAGCCTCAGTGCGTCCCAGTCGCCGGCCCTGGCCATCGCGTACCAGGGGACCATCCGATCTGCCGGCCAGGGCATCCGCATGGCCTCCCGGACGGCCTGGGCAGTCCTGAAGCAGCAGGCGCCACGCCCCTCCCTGGGGTCGGCCGCGAGCTGCCAGGGGAGCCCCACCCAGTCACGCCAGAACGTCAAAACGAAATGCCTCCGCTTGCAGGTAAGGGGCCAACCTGTGCAGCGGTCAATCTGCGCGTTGGTGCAGTGCCGGCTACAAAGTTGAGGGGGTTGGCCAGCTTCAGTGTAACAGGCGAGAAGTCATCCTCCTCCCCGGGGATGGCATCGGCGTACCCGAAGGAGTCGCAGATGCAAATGGTAGAACTCAGGAAGTTAAGCTCGTTCCATGTCGGGATGTCGTTTTCACTGGTTGGCGGCACGGCGGCGAGGAGTACCGTTGAAACCTTGATGAAGTGACGATCCTCGGACGCCTGCCATAGCATCGCCGTTGAAAGCATGTTCGCCGGTGCGATCAGCTCGAACTCGCCGCTCTCGGTTCCCTCAGTGGACACGTCGCCGGCAATGGAGAAGGGGCTGAACCTGTACTCCAGACCATCGAAGGTCCTCGTCTCACCGGGGAAGAAGGGCTGGTAGCGTTGAGGAACCGGGAAGGGGTTAGCGCTTGTGTCCAGGAACTCAATGTAGTGCGTTGGTGTCAGCATCAGATCCCCACGTAGTCACGTACTTCCTTGTTGTTCCTCATGCCAGAAAGCGTCATTGCTTGAGCGCGCTTAAGTGTAGCAGCATTGGACTTGCGCATTTGATCCTCGGTGACGTAACGCTCGCCGCGTTCCTCCTTGACCGTGTAGTGCAACTTGATCGGTTCGTAGCTTTCGCCCCTGCCGCGCAGCTCCGCCGCTTTCTCCATGTCGCTCTTTGGCACGACTCGGCCAGTGACGCCGGGGAAGAAAAACTCGGGCTCGCCGCCGTCTCCCACGACATAGCCCTTGCCGGGCCTGGTGGTCCCGCCGTTGGCGAAGAAGCCGCCGAAGGGGATCGACTGGCCCAGGCCCTGCACGAGCGCGGGACCGCCGAAGAAGCTCCCGAGCACGCCCGCGCCGGCCCCGCCGCCGCCCCCAAGCATCCCACCCATGAGGCCCATGAGCTGGCGTTGCAGCAGTGCATTGAGTTGCTGTGCAGCGGAATCGGCGAAGCTGCGGGCGATGTTGTTGAGCATTTCCTTGCCCACATCTTCGATCTTCTTCGAGCTGCTCACAATGTCCACGAGGCCATTGGTGAGACTGCCGGAGATCGCGGTAGATACATCGACGATGTTCTTCTCCAGGTTGTCCCAAACAAGTCGCTGGTTCTCCAGCAGTGCTGCTCTATTGGCCAGTTCGCTTGCCTTGCTGGCATCGCCATCGAAGTCGCGCATTCCCTGCTCGAAGGCCCGAGCGCTTGGCCCGATGAAGCCAGCACGAAGACCGGCGCCAACAAGAGAAGCGTCGCGTTGCAGTTCGTTGGTTTGCCTTCTGAACTCGTTTTGCTTGCGCAGTTCTTCTGTTTCGGCCGTTAGCGCAGCGAGCTTGTCCTTCTGCGCCTGTCCCGCCTCTTGATAGAGCGAGGATGCCTTGAGCAGCTCCAGGCCGGTCGCTTTCAGCTCGCCGCGCTCCAATGCGGCGGCCTCCACCCTGCTGAGCGTGAGCGCCTCTTGCAGTTGCAGGATCTCGGCGCGGGCGCGGTCCTGGTTTTGCAGCTGATTGCTGAGGTCAAGATTTTTGCGGCGCTGTTCCTCCTCTTTCTTTGCAATATCCAGCGCGAGACCGGCTTGCTTGTTGATCGATTCCGTTGCCTTGCTGAGTTCCTGGGGATTCGTGATCTGCTGACGGGCCTTGCTGAGGGCACCGGCGCGGTCCTTCTCGATCTGTGCAAGGCGAGCAGCGATCTCGGCCTCGATGTCGGCGACGGATGCGCCCTGCTCACTGAGGTCCAGGACCTGCCGACGTGCTTCGACCTGCCGGCGCAGCGTGTCGTACTGCTGCTGGAGCTGGGGGAGCTGGTTGCTTTGCAGGATCTGCTCGATCTGCCCCAGCTCGACACCCTTCTCGCGCAACCTGATCTGCTCCTCCAGGATCCGCTGGGCCTCCCGCTCTCCGCCGGCCAGGGTGCGGCCAGCAGCCATCCGGGCCGCACTGAGGGGAGCGGCCGAGGGCGTGGCGCCCAGGGGAGTCGGGCGGAAGGTGGGGGCGGGAACGCCGCTGACCTGGCCGGCGGCACGGCCCTGGATGTTTCCGCCTCCAAGGTGCGCGGCGACCAGGGCTCGAACGCGTCTCGCCAGGGCGTCTTCCTTGCCCATCGGAACCTGCGCCGCCGGTATGTCCACGGCCTGGCCGCTGTAGTGATAGCTCCCAGGGGCGTGACGGCCGCCATCCGTGGAGCCAATGGCAATGCCATTCCTGCGCAGCATGGAGATAACATCATCCCTTATCTTTCTGCTTGCGAAGGCAATGTGCTCGTGATAATTGGATCCGCCATGGTCAGCCCTGTAACCCGAGGAGCTTCTGTCGCCCGTGAGGTATTCAAGAACGCCAGGTACGCCCATCAGTGTGTTGGGAGCGGCTCCCGTCGGCAGCGCCCTGCCAGTGCGCCCTGGCGCCGCAGGAGCCCCGGGACCGGCGCCCACCTCGGGCAGCGCCGCCGACTGGCGCGATAGCTCAGCAGCCTCCCTCGTGCGTTGCAAAACATAGTCTGCAACCTGCATCTTGTAGTCTTCGACCGAGCGCGTGTACGCGAGTTTGCGGCGTTCAATATCGTCAATCTCACGCGCATTTGCACGTTTGTAGTCCTCGGCGTCGCGGCCGAGTTTCACCATGGAAAGCTCAAGCCTCTTGCGCGACTGCTCAATGTCGGCCTCGCCTTCCTTGCGCGTCCGCATCACTTCGCGGACATTGCTGAGCAGTTGCTGCTCGAACCCTACGGCACCAGAGAACGCCTGCCGCAGTCCAAGATCGCCCCGCTCGATGCGGTTCTGCGCCGCGCCCCTGGCGTTCTCGATCTGCTTCTCGGCCGCCTGCTGGCGCAGGTCAAAGATTTCGCGCTCTTTCTTGTAAGCGTAATCCGCAATATCCCTGTTGATGTCAGCGCCATCACGCTGAAGATCGTACGCCTGCCGTTGCAGCTTGAACGCTTCACGATATGCCGACTTGACTTGATCCGCCAGCCTTTGCGACTCCTGGATTCGCGTCGACTGTTCGGCAAAGGCCTCCTGCGGCGAGAGCGGAACGCGGCCAGGGGCCGAGGCAATCGCAGCTTTTGCCTTTTTGCCGGATGGGGTCAGCGAAAATAGGGCGCCAATAGCATCGGTGATTGGCATTCTGTTCTTGCCCGCGCCACCAACGCTGTTGAGAAGCGTGACAAGATCATTCAGTACAACCGTAAAACCGATGACGCCAGGAATCACAAGTCGCTGAAGATTGCCGGCAAGAATCGACGAGGAGTCTTGCAGCTTTTTCTGCTCAGCATTGAGAGCATTAAGCTCCTGAACTGCTCCAGTCCCGAGCCGCTTTTCAACCTCTTTCAGGACAAGAGTTTGCGCATCGTAGGCGCGGCCGACTGACTTCAGTTGCTCAACCTGAAACCTCAGAGTATCGCCAACCTCGAATCCGGCCTTCTCCAGCGCCGTGATGGCATCGTTTGGATCCTTGAACGATCCGGCAAGATTCTTCAGGTTCTGCGATGTGGTATCGACCACCCCGCCAAGCGCCGTGCCGATCAGGGACAGGCCGAAGCCGAAGGAGCCCCCGAGCAGACCCCCGCCCAGGCCGCCCAGGCCGCCGCCGATCGATGCAGCGGCACCCTGGCCGAACAGCAGTGGGAAGGCGCCACCCACGAGGCCCTGGCTGATGGCGTCGCGGCGGCTGCCCTGGAACAGCCGGGAGTTCTGGCGCTGGCGCTCGGCCTCCCTCTGGGCCCTGAGGGCCTCGCGCTGCTGGCGCTGCGCCTGGCGCTCCTGCTCGCGGTTGTAGGCCGGGGAGTCCACCATGAACCGCGTCCCGCCGATCGGGGAGCGGGGGCCGGCAGTGCGAGACCTGGCCAGCTCCTCTGCTGCCCGGCGCTCCTGCTCGCGTCGCTGTGCAAGCAGGTCAACGGGAGCAACGCCGCCCGGGGTGCCCGCCACGCGCTCGGCAAGCATGGCGCTGCTTGGCAGGGCGCGGCGATTGGTTCTCTGCCAATCCGCCATGTCCGCCAGTGCTCGTTGCCAGCTCTGGCGGGTGTTCAGGCCACGGGCCGCCCTGCCGGCGGCTCCGGTGGCCTGGATGTCCGCCATGTCCGCCAGTGCTCGTTGCCAGCTCTGGCGGGTGTTCAGGCCACGGGCCGCCCTGCCGGCGGCTCCGGTGGCCTGGATGTCCGCCATGTCCGCCAGTGCTCGTTGCCAGCTCTGGCGGGTGTTCAGGCCACGGGCCGCCCTGCCGGCGGCTCCGGTGGCCTGGATGTCCGCCATGCCAGCCAGTGCCTGCTGCCAGCTCTGGCGGACATTGAGATTCCTGACCCCAGCCCTTTGCCGACCGGAAAGCTCTCTCGCGGCGCTATCAAGCTCCCGCGTATATCGCGCAATGGCGGCATTCATGCGCCGCGTTAGATCCTTGGATCCGGCGGTATCCCCGCGCCTACTGGCCGCAATTACTCTTTCGGTTTGCGACCTGAGCCCCCTAATCTTTGCGTCGTCAACACCAGGACGTGCGGCCAGTTCATCGATTCGCTCCTGAGCGCGTCTTGCAGACTCGAAGGCAATAGACCGGCCAGAGCGCAACCTATTGCGCTCATTCTGCTCTCTCAGCAATCCGGCCTGCTCGGTGCCGAGCCGCTGCATAAGGGCCGGGTTCCGGGCCGCCAGAGCGAGATCAAATGCCGCCCTGGTATTGTGAGCTTGCTGTTGAAGCGCCGGGGGAAGTTCAGCGCCTCCACCTCCCCTGGCAAACTCGCGCTGACGACCCCGGAACAGATTGGTAAGGTAATTTTCGCGGCTCTCGCGTCCGATGCGACGCATAACCTCGTCAAGATTTGCCCTGCCTTCCTCTATGCCAGGGGTTGTCTCCCCGACTATGCGACTGGCCCTGGCAAGGCGAGCCGCATATCTTCTGCGTTGCTGATTAAGCCTTTGTACTTCCCTCGCTTCCTGCTGGAGTCCGATTTCGGAAATGCGGAGATTTGCCTCAGCCCTCCTGCGTGCCGGCAGGTCAGCCCCCGCGAATCTTCCTCCCTCTCCCCGAACTCTTGCGCGCCTGGCCTCGGCGAGATCCCTGCGAGCCTGTGCGACGCTGCGACCAGCCGCCTCAAGACGCTTAGAGGCAGCTGGGGCTGCCTGCGTCAGGCTTTCGGACTCTCTGTCAATAGCTCTCATAAGAGAGAGCGTGTTTTCAAGGCGTCTTTCGAGCCGCCCTATATCCTCGAACCCTCTTACGCCAACGCGGATTAACCCTTGGTAGTCGTTCACGTTCTGCCCCAGGGCCCGCGCCCCACCTTAGCGCCTCCTGGGCGGACGGGCAGATGGGGTGGGCGGGTCTGGAATCATGTCGGCCTGGATCTCATAGAAGGCCGCGTGCATGATGATGTCGTCTTTGGTGGCGTTGTTCTTAAGCTGAGAAAGAGTCATCTTCAGCTTGTCGCACAACGCCAGACGCATCATCAAGCCAGCGTCACTCTTGATCGCCTCCTTGATTGCTTTTGGAATCCTCGCTCGCCAGCACGCCTCCATTGAACACGATTGCTTCCATGATTGCAGTCATGTCGGCTTTGGCGTACTCGTTCCGAAGCATCGGAATGTCGGCCTTGGTGAACATCTTGTCGCCGTTTTCGTGCTCCGCTTTGTTAATCAGCACGCGATACCCGTAGGCGTTGGGCTTTTTGTCGCCTTCAATGGCTTCGCGGATTTTCTCGTCCTCGGCCTCGGTGAGAGGCACGAAGTAAATGTAGAGCGTCTCGCCAGTGCTCAGGTTGACCTCGGCGCAACGACGCTCACGGGTTTGCTTCAGAAGCGCTTTGACGTCCTGCTTGGCCATGGATGGGCTCGTGTGAAACCTGAATCATAGCACTGGAGCAGCGCATAAAAAAGCGGGGCATGAGCCCCGCTGTGCGATCATTGGCGATCGATCACAGATCCACGCCCAGCAAGTGCGTGGGCTGGCCGGCGATCCGGTAGTTCATCGTGACCTCCGTGGGGGCGTCATCGTTGCCGATGGCGGTCGAGAAGCCCAGGAGCACGATGGGAAACTCCATGTAGAGGGAGGCGGTGTCATCGACGGTGAGGCCACCAGTGGCGGCGACAGCGTTGAAATACGCCTTCAGGGTGGCGCCACCCTGATCCTCGAACAAGGCGCCCTGAATGATGCGGTTGTTGAGGGCCTCGGTGTCCTCGGTCAGGCGGATCGTGAGAGAACCGCTGCCATCGGCGAAGCCAGCCTGGTAACTGCGGAACTTCGCAACCCTGCGGCCATTGGTGGCCACCGATGGCTTGCACGGAATCGCGGTGCGATCGACCTCGCCACGGGAGAGATCCAGGCTGACGTTTGCAACTTCACACACGGCAAGCTCCTTGGCGAAGCTCAGTTCGATGTGATTGCCGGCGCCAGGCGTGTCGGCGTATCCGGTGCCACCATCGCCATTGCTTGTGATGGCGATGCCGCTGGCGGTCGCGGAAAGCTGAACCGTGTCCGGCTGTGGCATGTCGATGATGTAGTACACCGTGCCAGCCGTGAAAGCCGTGTCCAGCTTGGCGACGCCTTTCTTGGTGAACGAAACAGGGTCGCCGACACGAAAATCAGTGCCAGAGGGAATGGAAACCATGTCGTTCCCGTCACCGAAATCAGACCAGTCAGCCAGACACGCAAAGGTGCCCGGGGGCTTCATGGAGATCATTCCGTCCTGCCCGGTGAGGACGGTGGATTGGCCGCAGCCAGCGATGGGCATTTCTGTATCCGGCCCACGGCCGGGGATGAGGGCTCGGCGCCCAGTCTACGGCTATCGCGCCCCCGTCGCCAATCAGGGCCGACTGCGGGCCCGGAAGGGCATCGAGAAGCGGGTGAAGTGATGAGGCTCCTTCTCCAGCGGGGACTGCGCAGGGCCGGTCACGGGGCCCACTCGGGCGATGATCTGCTGGGCGGCCGGCGGCCTGAGGCCGTTGAGGGCGGAGAGCGCCTGGATGATGGGGGTGGCGATCTGGAGGCCGCGCCCAGGGCCGACATTCTTGCGCGAGAAGATTTCCACAACCAGCGAACCACGAGTGTGCCATTGCGCCTGCGCACCAATGACGGACTCTTGAGTCAGCCCGAAGTTGACATAGACGAAGCAGTATTCATCAAGCGTGCTAAAGTCAACCGCCGATTGATTCTCGACATAGACAGGCACGGGACTGGCGGTATCGATGACGATACGCTCATAGATGCCACGGATCTTCTGGAAAGGGGGAGTCATTTATCAATGGGGCGTATGAACCCAGAACGCGCACCTTGGCGGAATGCTTTGCCAAAAGCGCCGCCTTCCATGTAGGTGGTGTACCATTGCCTTTCAGCGGTGGAGATCGCTGGCCTCTTGCCAGATTCCAGGATCTCATCAGTGGACATATCTTGCACGTCTCCACGCAACCCGCCAGTGCGTCGGCCGATGGCGACGGGTGCCTTGTTCGGACTCTCCTCCTGCCGGATGAACTTGCCAGGGATCAGGTCCATCGCCTCCTGCGCGTAAGGGGAGCTGTTGCCGATCAGGATGGTGGGGGCACCCTTTTTGAGCTGCTCATCAGTGAAGCGAGGTACGCCGGTGCTTGCAAACACTCTGGCGCTTCTCCCTTCGACTTGCGAATACCAGCGGGCCTTAAACTTGCCACTGTAGTCCGGCCCCGCTTCTTGCAGTTCCGAGATAATTTGCCGCGTCGCAGAACGCAACGCCTCACCAACGGCGCGGCGCATGTCGGGAGCCATGTTGCGAAGGTCGTTGCGAAAGCCCCTGGCCGGTGGGCGGGAGCGCGAAGGTCGTCTTCCCATTATTCAGCCCTCGCCCGAAGACGGCTTGCGTACATACTGAAGTCAAACTTGTTCGATGACTCACCCTGCGCGATGATCGCCTTGCCGTCCAGTGTCGTTAGAATCTTTCCGTCAAGGGTCGTGATGTAGACGGGTCCCTTGGAATCACCGCCGCCACTGCCGTAGGTAAGGATGTCAACGATCTTCCAGCGACGGCCGAGATACTGCAATCGATCATTCGTGCTGATCGGCCATGGCACCGTGACGTGATCGATCCACGCTTCCATTTCGTGGTCCTGCTGCACGCCCTTCACCTCACCCTTGCCGGACTGCACGACAGCGCCAGCGGCGGGGATGCTTGTTTCCGTGAGGCTTGTCGTGCCGGTCGTTTCGTCGTAGGGGCCGGGCTGGATGCGAATGTACGTGAGCGCTTTCGAGCGGTATTTGGATACCATCTTCAGGGCCAGTGGCCCTGCCCATACATCCTGGGGAGCGTTCATCCTCGGTATATCGGGATCAGGGATTGCCCCTTGCGATCCACCCAGCACCCGATCAGGTCGAGCAGCCACGGGTAGAGGCGCAGGACCGTGGGGGAGTTGCGCCCGACGCGGCCATCATTGGGGAGCACCTGGGGGCCACGGATCTCCGCTGGCGAGAAGTATTCCTGCTCGAACGGCCCCATCTTCTCCCTCTTGACGACCGGTGTGGGGAGCTGGTTGGCGGCACCGAAAACGGCCGTGTCGTTGCTGAACAGCACAAGCGCCAGCTCAGCCGCCGCCGCCAGGTACGCGGGCGCGAGATCGTTGCCGCAGCAGGTCACGGAGTCCGTGCACCAGCGGAGCGTCCGCAGGGCATCCTGGGCCGACTTCAGGGCCTGCTCCCTCTGGGGGACCGTGAGCGCCGCCCAGGCCGCCGCCTTAAGCGTGGAGGCCATGTAGACATCCACCTCGGCCACCGTAACCAGCGCGGGCGGCGTGCAGTTGCACGTCGGCTCGTTGATGACTGCGGGGGCGCCATAGGGGTTCGCCAGCCGATGCCAGGCCCACCAGGTGCCAGCCATGGCTCAGATCCCGATGACGCGCCAGGCGGTGCCGTTGAACCACACCAGGGCCTTCGCGGAGCCGCCCCCGGCAGGAGCGGAGCCGGCAGCAGGGGCGGTGGCGTCGCTGACCACGCGGATTGCGTGCATCCCGGCGGGAGGGGTCGGCAGGGTGGCGACGGTGACGGCGGTTCGGAGCTGAAGGAAGTTGAACTCGGCCATCGGGACAATGCGGGAGCTGGGCCCAGCATAGCCCAGGCCGGCCATGAAAAAAGGGGGCTCGCGCCCCCTTGCGGGTCATGGCGAATGAAAATAATCAGATAGTTCCGCCATAGGGAGAATTGACGATCAGTCGCACTGCCGGAATAAGCCGGGAGTCCTCGTAGGCGAGAACAAAGTTGCTTCCGGTTGCGAGCTGAGCGTTGGTTGGATTGTCCTGGTTGGAGTTCCAAGACGTACCCGGGACGTGCTGGACGTGATGGTAGTCGATGATGATACCATCTTGCTTCGACGGCGCGTTGCGATCCGGCTCAATCTCCATGGGCATTTGATTGCCCTCGCGCATCAGGCCCGCGCCTGCGAGATAGCAGACGAACTGGCGTTGCTGACCGGAAGTGCCGATGATGGGGCATTGGTCATCGACGATGACCTGCAATCCGGCATAGCTACCAATGGCCATGCCGCTGTTCACGCCGCGATTGCGGGCGGGATCAGTGGTAGACAGCACCTGCTCGATGTAGGCAGCAACCATTGAGTGACACACGATGGTCGTGATGTCACCCTGGCGCTCATTGAGCTTGTAACGAGCCTCGATGAGGTTCTCGACGGTGAGGTAATTGGCAGCAGCCGCGCCGGTGGTGACCGACTTGTTCAGGTTGTGGTTGGCGTTGAGCGGGCCACCGGTGCCCAGCAAGCCTTCCATTTGAGCGATGAACTTGGCGGTCCGCAACTTGTTGAGCGCGGGTGTCAGCTGATCGGCCAGTACCTGCAAGGCTTCCTCGCCGGTTGCAAGCCGGGACAGCTTGTCCACCGCGTAGGCGAAGCCTCGGTGCGTGATGGAGGCGTACTGCGTGGAAGCGCGAATCTTCTGGAAGGTGAAGTGACCTTCGCCGCTGATGCCCCAGTCATTGCTGGAGGTCATCCGCTCTTCAGTCGGATTCAGCGGACGGAAGAAGGGTGCTTCGATCCGGGTGCCGGTCGTGTTGTTCAGGCGCTCATCCTGAACGACGATCCCGGATTGGATCATCAAAGACCGCAGGAAGATTTGTTCCTGAAGGTATTGGGCGAACGGGGCAGACGTTGCAAGCCGTGTAGCGCTGGCAATGTCTGCCTGAAAGGTTCCGCCCAGGTTGCCGAGGTAGGCCACTGGAAAGGGGGCAGGGTTTGCGTTGTGACGACATCGCCGCGCAGCAGCTCATGCCTTTGCCCAGGGTTCGGCGCAGCCTTGCCCTTAGCTGCGAGCAGCGCTCGCTTCTCGCTTCAGCTTAGCAGCGAGATCGGGATTTTCGTTTTCCAGGATGATCCGCTGCGTGAGGCTTCCGCCGGGAAGGTATGGGTTGACGCCGATGTCTTCCTGACCGCCCGCGGACGGCGCGGAGCCCATGCCGCCGCCGGAGCCCTTGGGCTTGAGCAGATAGGCGTACTCGGGGTCATTGCGCAACCTGTCCGGCAGGTCGGAGACGGGGACTTCCGCGCCTTTGTAGATCACCACCGTCTTGCCGTCCTTGTCCTTGGCGGAATCACGGAACAGCGTCCAAGCATGGATCGGCGGCGCCTTTGCTTGGCCGCCAATGGCCGCAATGAAGTCAGTCTTCACCCTGTCATCGATTCGCTGCTGCTCCTTCTGGGTGATGGCCTTGTCTTTCTCCTCAACCTCAAGGCGCAGCCGCTCGGTTTCCTGCCTTTGCATTTCAAGCAGCTCTTGCAGCTTCCCCTGCTCCTCAAGTTCCTTCTTTTTGCGCTCCTCCTCCCTTGCTTTCAAGTCTTGCAGTTCCTGTTGGAGCCGCTTCTTCTCGTCGAGCACTTCCCCCTTCTTGCTGTCAACCGCAAGAAGTCGCTGCTCAAGCTCTGCTGCCCTTGCGGCTTTCTCTTGCAGCTCAACGATTTGTTCGGGAGTGAGTTCCATGTTGTGATTGATGGATGCGCTACAGTGTAGCGTGTAGTCGCCTGAAAGCATCCATGGCAACCACTGATCCCAAGACCGCCGCCGTGAAACCAGCCGCTCCTGCCCCTGCCCCCGTGGTGGAAGATGAGGCCGATGAAGCGCCCGAGCCTGCCCCGGCGCCCAAGCCCGTGGTGGAAACCGTGAGCTTCGCCGGCATCGTGCTGGAGAAGACCGTGCATCCCGATGGGGAGTGCGCAACCGAGGTACTGCGCGAGCCCAGCATCGACCCCCTGCTCGTGCAGGCAACCCGCGCCCAACAGCGCAGTCGCGGCCACTGATGCCGGCACACAGGCCCCGGGTCGCTTGCGGCCTGGGGCTTTCTTGTGTCATGCCGCCGGGGGCTTCTTGCCGGCGGCGGAGAGGGCTGGCTTCTGCTGTGCCTTCTGCTGTTCGAGCAGGAACTGCCTGGCCTCCGCCTTGAGCTTCGTGACATCGGCGAGGAGTTGCTTCATGTCCACGTCCTCGGGGATCCATTCGCCATGGAACAGAATCTTGTGGAACAGCTCAGGCGTGATCTGCCCCTTCTCCTCCAGCTCGCTCAGCACGCTCACGTCTTGACCGAGCAGGCGGTAGAAGTCAAAGTCGCGGGTGATGATGACCTTAGGAGGCTCCTTGCCGTTGTATTCAGAGGCCATCCTGAACGCCTCATTTAACGCAGCCTCCAACTCCATCGCCGCCACTGCGAGCACGCAGTTTGCCTGCTGCTGATCAATGCGTTTGGCATCGGCGCTTTCGGCAACAAACTTCTGCCCAAGTAGCTTCGTGACGCCTAAATGCGAGATTTCGTTTTCCAGGCGATCCAGCATTTCCGCCTGCGCCACGAACGATCCCGCGTCGCACTGCACCCAGTACGCCTTGTTCGGGGGCTCCATGGCGATTGCATAGTTCAATCCCGTCACTGCCTCGCGTTCGTCGTAGCCCTCCAGCACAAGAAGGCCAATGGCCGCAATGTGCAGCGAGTGCAGCAGATCGGCGAGCCGGCGGTAGTGAGCGATGTTCAGATGCGCAACGTCCGTGAGCGGGGGAGTAGCGCACAGATCGCCCTCTCGCTCGGCGTACATATTAACCAGCGGGATGTAGTCCAGATCAAACAATCCCGTGTCGATCGGTCTTTCCTTGCCAGCTTCAAAGAGATCGAATGCGCCGGGGATGATTACACGCGCAACTGCGACGTATTCCTCCCCGTACAGGCCCTTCTTGTTTTTGCGCTCCTCCTGATAGCGAAACATCGTCAGCTTCGCGCCAGGCCGGTCGCTTTCACGCCGGCTCCCAAGATACTGCCATGGATCAACGGGCACGAAGTACGGGCGCAACTCCTCAAGCTCATCAGCCGCAGATTCGGGCTCTCTGCGATTCGCGTCCACAATCAGCGACGACATCCCGTACGTCAATGCCATCTCAAGCCGCTTCTTTGCAAACTGATCCAAAGACGACCCAATGCCATCTACGTCCTTCCTGAACTCCTCTTCCCACCACGGATCCCCACCTTCAAGCTGTATTCTCCGCCGCAGCACCATGCCAGCAGCGTTGCTGATGACGCGCTTAACGAATGGGGCGAGTACCGACAGATTGACGCGAGCACGCCACGGGTCGTAGTCGTCACGCGCTGTCTCTCTGGGCTCTCTTGGCAGGTAGACTTCCGCATTGGCGTGCATGTATTCCGTGCCACCCGTCACGGCTCGCATGATCTCCCACTTCTGCCGCATTTGCAGAACAGTCGAGTCCATGAAGAACGGGCTGTCCTTGTCCGTGTAGCTCTTGGGGGCCATCATCAGTCTGGACAGGCTCATCACGGTTCGGCATTTCGCAGCAGTTTAGCCTGAGAGCAGGCCCAGCACAGGCTACAGTCGCTGCACAGTCCCTTCTCTATGGCAGTACAGCAGGCCGAACTACGCCAGAGCGGCGATTTCCTCGCCGGCAAAAATCGGCTGTCGCTCAGGCCCATTCAGGGGCAGATATTCACCGATCGCCGCCGCTTTCGCGTCGTTTTGGCGGGCCGGCGAGGCGGAAAAACGGTGCTGGGAGGGGTCGAGCTGCTGCGTGGTGCCACCGAAAAAGTCGGCGTGTACTACTACATCGCTCCGACATACCGAATGGCGCGGGACATCGCGTGGGATACATACAAGCGCATCATACCCGAGTGCTGGATACGGAAAAAGAATGAGTCGAACCTGAGAATCGACCTGATTAACGGCAGTCAGATTTACCTCAAGGGCTCTGAAGACCCCGACGCACTACGTGGTCCCGCTCTCAACGGGGCAGTACTTGACGAATGCGCATTCCAGGAGGAGTACACCTGGCGTTCCGTGATTCGGCCGGCGTTGTCGGACCGTGGGGGCTGGGCGTTGTTCACTACTACGCCATCGCCCGAGGGCACTGCGGGATGGTTTTACGAAATGATCCTGCTGCTCAAGAATGCAGACCTCGCCGATCCCGGTCTTGAGCGCCTTGATCCGCAGCAATGGACGTTATACGAGTACACGTCCCTGCAAGGGGGCAATATTCCCGTACACGAGATCGAAGAGGCGCGCCGCACACTCGCCCCCGAAGTCTTTGAGCGCGAATACGAGGCCAAGATCCTCTCAAATACAGGTCTTGTGGCATCGTGCTTCTCGATGCTCAACGTTGATTCGACTGTCACCGACGATGAAAGCCTGCCTCTCTATGTCGGAATTGACTTCAACAACGACCCCCTAACCGCAATCTGCGCAAATATCATCAAAGAGAACGGCAAAATCAAAGAATTGCGCGTTTTTACCGAGTTGAACCTAAAAAGCGCCACGACATGGGATCTGGCGGAAGTTCTACTCGAAAACTTCGGTGAAACCCGCAGAATCGTCGCCTGCCCGGACCCGACCGGCAAGAGGAAGCAGACCTCGGGTGTCGGCGTGAGCGATCACCAGATCCTGCGCAGGGCCGGCATCAGCGTGTTCGCGCCCGAGGCCCCCTACAACACCGCTGACGGCATCCGCGCCGTCAACGCAGCACTGAGGACCGCCGATGGGGAGGTCCACACCCGAATCCACCCGAGCTGCCGGGAGCTGATCAAGTCCTTCCGCACTCTGGGTTACGCCGAGGGTACGCGGATGCCAAACAAAAAGCTCGGCGTTGATCACTCCTTCGATGCGTTCAAGTACCTCGTGCTTGGTAAGTTCAACCTCACACGAGGGGAAAGCGGCAGAATCACGACGCATCGTATCTACTGATCTCTATACTTTCTCTTTTTGTCGGTATTCTGCCGGGCCGTGCAGCCCTATGACGCCTCCCCCCGCCCAGATGAGCCGATTCCTGGGGATCTCTACCTCGGCCTCTTGCAGCGTATAGAAAATGTCGCCGCACGAGTCGCAGCGACGCCTTCTAACTCGCCGGCCATCCCAAAGCAAAGACACCTGTACCACCCTGACGGCCTCTGCCTTGCATTCCTTGCAGATTTCTTTGCGTGTTGCCATTGTCGGTGCGCTTGAAGCCACATCATAGCATGTTGCACGCCGGCAAGTGATGGGGTATGATGGGGGCATGGAAAGACCTCTGACCTATACCCCCGTTCGCGTTGATGGGCAGGCGGGATGGAAGCTGCCGTATCATTACATGGCGCTGCCGTCCTCGGGGACTGTCGTTGTTGTTGATCCCGAGGGCGTGACGCGGCCTGTTAGCAGGAAGCGTGTTACGAAGCATTAAGTTCTGGATTTTCTAAAATCCTGGGGAAATAATGCGTTGCGCTTGTGGGGAGAATTGAACCCCCGCCCCCCTTTGTTTGTTGTGGGAATAATTTTTGAAAAATGCTGGAGTGGGATGGAGGGGGTATAGGCACCCACCCCTGCCCACACAAAAACCGCAACACCGCCCCCGGTAGCATACTCTACCCGGGAGCGGATTGCAGCTGTGAGAGTATAAGGAGAGAATCAAGTTTGCGGTTTGATTAGCTTGCAGTCTTCCAGCCCATAGTAAGCTACCATGTTTGGATTCCTTAAATATGCTTTTGTGCTACTGTACTCATTATCTGCACCTTTGTAGGACTTAAAGAACTTATGATGCCATCGGCCGTTGGTTTTTGTTGCAACGCAATACTTAGCGTCTTTTTCTACTGTCTTGCCAGTGGGAAGAACAAAGGTTGCCATGATGAGAAAAGCGAATGGAAAGGGTGAACAATCAGGCTTGCGACTTTTGCCGCATGGCCAATACCGTTACAGTGTCACAAGCCAGCACGCCATAGGGGCTGGCATCATGGTAACGGGAAAAGCCGCCCTCTTCTTCGTAGGTAGCTACGTTCCATCCATCGGATAATTCATCAGCAACAAACTGTCTATAATGCTTGTAGTCTCGCTTGTCACCATAATAATCGAAACTACTTTCGTCGCCGTTGACAATGGCAGAGAGCCAGTGTTCCGGCACATCCAGGGTCTTAGCCTCCCACTTACTGGTAGGGTCAGTGTTAATCGCCTCAGCTTGCGCTTCCAGTGTTAGGGTCCAGAGGAACAACGCGCCATCGCCCTCTGATGATCCGAGATAGCAGCCATCGGGGGCGGCCCAGTTGAGAGCGTCAAACAATTCAGACACTATCTCGCCCGAGATCTCGTCAAGCCTGGGGGGAAGATCCAGGCAGATACTGCCAGGCTTGCGGCCATGGGCGGCAATGGCGGCGGCTGGCTGCCATAGGTCGCGGTCGAGTACAATACCCAGTCTGTCAGCTTCGCTGATTAAAGCTTCGCACAGATGATCGGGGCGCAGTGTGCCTGATGAAACAATGGTTTGGGCGGCAATTAGGGAAAGCATGGGATCAGTGAGCGAAAGGGTGGAAAGTGTAGAGTCCTTCATCCAGCGCTGCAAGGCTGCCATTGACGCTAGTCTTGCCGATATTGACGCGAGCAGGGAGAGAGAAGTACGTCAAAGGCTCGCCCGTTACGTAGGCGGTTCTTTGCTTGCCATCATGGCAGACAACATTCTTGACACGGGCGAGCGTAGGACCGCCCATCCATTCTGTGAAACCTAGAACCTGGCCATGTTCGTTAGTCTCCTCCCTGTCCACGCGGTATTTAAGGCTGGCCATCGGGAAACCTCCTTTGTGGTTTGCTCCCATACACTAGCGCAGCCGTGGCACGCTTGCGCATGGGAGCTTAATGTTTATTTACACTACGGGAGCGGTCGGCTTACGCCCCCAGTAGGCGCCGGCAAAATGATGGGCGCCAGGATGGAAGGCAGGATAGAACTTGCGAATGTATTGCACGCCAGCATGGGTGTGAGCATTGGCGAGGGGATTCAAGGTTTTGCTGACCAAGGTGCCGAACCTGCCAGCGCTGCCATACGGTTTAACGTAGCAGTTACGAAAATAACCCAGAACGTGCATGATCCAGTCTTGAATGGCAGGATCAGAGATGTCAGGCTTGTTTTTCTCCCACTGATTAAGGTGATACCTGGCAGCTTGGCGTGTTTCACGGTCAAGCCATTCGCACGTAGCGGCAGAAGATAGGGCGATTGCCCCACGGTTTTCTTTGCGGCGCCTAAGGTCCGTTTCAACGTGCAAAGAATGCTCGGGATGGCCGGGAGGATTAAGGAATCCCCCTATCCCGCCGGTCGTGATCCTGCCTTTTTCGGCTGCCATTGGATGGGCTCCGGTTGAATGCCCCCATATCGTAGCGCATGAATGCAACGGATGGGGGCGTGTGCTTCATGTTTGTTCACACTGCGCCAGTTGAGCACAGAAAATAGTAGGCGTTGGCATCATGGCCGCGCCCCACTATTCGCAGTTTGTTGACGTATGGCCACGAGTCCAGCAAGCCTTGTGCCGCCGCTAGGTGGTTGGATTCTGCGCTAAGGGAATCCTCCCATTCCAGGGTATGGCGCCAGGTTTCGCCGCTGTCCCGCCTATGAATGGCAACAATGCTAGCGTTCTCCGTATCTGTCGGACCCTTGTATTTTGTGACAATAACTGGGCCAAGAATGAGATCGGCCATGAATGGCTCCGGTTGAATGCCCTCTCACAATACGCCATGAATGGCACGCTTGCCCTTGAATGCTTAACAATCAGTAACAACAGGAGACGGCTCTGGGACCGTCTTGAATGAGACTCACTGCGCCCCAATGAGTCTCACCTAGGACGCCTCAGGTGTCTCTTCTGTCTCAGGGGCCGGCAGGGGATGGGCAGGGGCTTCGATGGCCACGGTCAGCGTCAGGTCTCCATCGCCCAGGCCGGCCGACTCGCGCAGCTCCCCGGCGATCTCACCGGCGCGGTCGATGCCTTTGAGCGCAGCGCTCCACTCGCCCGCTGCCAAGGCCCCCTGAATGGCTCTCTGACGCTGCGCAGCCACCAGGGCGCGGCGCAGCTCCGGGGGCGCGGTCTCGGCGGCCTGCAGGGCCTTCTCTGCACGCCGCTGGGCACGGCCACGGAGAGAGGCCGGCAGGGATGGGGACTCCTCTTGCAGCATCCAGCGCACTTGAATGGGAACGTAACCATCCGAGTACAAGTTGAATGCTCTTTTAACGAGAGCGTTAAAGATGGTCTCTTCGCTTTCTTCCGTGGTTGTTTGATCCCATTCTGCAATCCACGCATCATGGCGCCGCAAAATACGCTCGCTGTCAGGGAGCGTGTGCAGCGGGCGCAAATCGTGTATCGGCCGGCAGGAGTCCAAGGGGAGGCGCCGTAACTTTTTGCATCCTACAACGGTCTGAATGGGATGTAAGCCATGACGCTAACGTGATACTAGATACGCGAGCTGCTTATACCAGCGCAACGCTTTGAGCGGAATCTCACGATGAGTCTCAAATATCTCAACTTTTTTTTGCCCCTGTCGAGCGAAGAATCTTTGGAAGATCAGCGAATGATAGGGCTGGCTTATGAGATTTTCCTGGCCGGCAGTCTGGGCCTGCACGATGGCTAAAAGCGGCCGGCAGGGGAAGAAGGGGGAAAATACTCACCTAGAGCAAAAGTTCTATGTGGAGAAAAACAGGTGGATTGCGGATACAGTTTTTACAAAACTTCACACTCCAAACTGTATCCGCAACCTACCTGTTTTTTTTGACTTCTAAGTTTTTGCAACAAAGAGCGTCTAGACCAGACCTTAGGAGGGGAGACGCTTTTAGATACCGTCCGACTCCAGACAGCGAGCCAGGATTTTTCCGCGCTTCAGTCAGCAGCAAGGCCAACTGCCTTTCCTGCCGGCCGATCCGAGAGAAAAAAGCCCCTTCGCACCCCTATGCCAAATCCCCCCATTCCTGCCAGATCCCATCGTTTTTCATAAGCCCACCTAAACCCTTCGCCAATTATTCGCCCCACCCTTCCCTCGCATTCTCAACAACAACCGCCCATTTCCGCCCACATCCACACTGCGGCAGCCAAGCTCAGCAATCCCCACCATTCTCAATAACCCCAGCCAGGCCCCGCACCCACTTTTCCCCTGCCGGCCGCCCCATACGCGCAGCGAAAGGCCCCCAGCTGCCCTAGCAAGGGGCCTCCGGGGGCTGTCGAGTGTGTAGGGCGCGGCCAGGGCCTCAGGGGCCTTGTTGGGGCTTCTGGTGGGTCAGTCCCGGGGGAAGTCGTACCTGATCCGCGGCCGGCACTTAAGATCGCTGATTAGCCTGTAGGGCTCCTCGCAATCCCTCGCCAGTTGTGCAAGTTTTTCAATCGCTCCCACAACCTCCTCAATGGTAGGAATGGGCTCAGGATCACGAACCTTGCAAAGCTCCGTGATGTATCCGTCCCTTACATTCGCCAGCACCACAAACGTCTCAACGCTGCCACGACTGCGCCCAGCGTCTCCAGACAGCTGAAAATCCCCCGAAAGATGTACCGTTACCCGATTATTTGGATTCATCCCACTACCAAGGTAGCAGCGAAAGCAAGGCCCAGCGTGCAACGCTGAATCGTATTTCTTCCATTCCTTGCTAAAGCTGCCATCTGCCAAAATAATCTTCTTGTTCTCGTTGAAGAAAACTTCCAGGATGGGAGCATAAAAGTCGATTGCTTCTTGCCGCAGCTGATTAAGCTCAGCCCGGCAAGCAAGCTCAGCCTTAAGATCCTGGATTTGTGCAGCGGAAATAGTGAGAGTCATTGTTTAATCCGGCTTTCTGCCGGCAGAATGTTTGCGGGGTGGGGGAGTTAGCGGGTGCTTACGCTTTCAATAGCAAAGAAGGGATTAGAGGAAGCAAGTCTTTCCCTTGCCTCTTCCTCTGTCGCTTCCATGTAAGAAAGCGAAGTGCGCATCCCATTTACGAAACGCGCATGGTGATCGTCGGGATACTGCCAATGGCCGGCAAAGATGAAAACCGTTTTCTGCGGCTTTGATTTTGCGTACTCTTCGAGCTTTGCCGGCATTTCATCCAGACGCCAGGAGAGAATAAGAGGGGCAGACTTGTCGTCACGATGCCGCGCAGCCCAGTTGCCAAACGAGCTATTTGTCCTGCGAATGATCCAAACGCCATCCGCATATCCCACGTACTCGCCGCGGCGAAAAACAGATTTTTCAATGTTGTGGAAACGTGCCATTGCCCTTGCCGGTCTCTGGTTGACAATGCAACTATACAGACAAAAGGCCCAGCGTGCAACGCTGAGCCGAGGAACGCTTAACAGTTTGTCACTCATCATCGAAAAGGCTGAAAACGCCTGGCTCATCCGCCACTATTGCGACGGGATCCAGGAGGCTGCGACGATTGACGGGAACGCCACAAGCGCTGTAACCCGGATGGACTTCTCCCCGCTCGTTGCAAACCCAGCAGTCAAAAAGCACGTAACTACCTGAAGACAGAGGACGGTAGCAGTCGTACTCGGGTCGCTCAGGGTCGTGCGGCTCACTCGCCTGGTAAATGAAATGCTTGGAAAAATGACGGGATTCAGTCATGGTTTGATTGCGGTGGCGGGCTTCCCCGCCGGTCCACCAATACTACCAAGAGAAAGGCCCAGCGTGCAACGCTGAGCCGAGGAACGCTTAACAGTTTGTAAGGTGGCTGCTAGGAGGGGGGAGGCTCCTGAACGCGGGAGGATTCCGATTGCATCAAAAACGGACGCAGGTAGGCCGTCATTGGATCAGTGGGACAATCGTCTTGCAGGAGCAGGTAGTAACGGGGCGGCTCACTTTCTACAATTTCCCTGAGCCTGCGGATGAATGGCTCAGCCTCGCGCTCGCAGGCCCTTAGATGCTTTCTTTCAATTAGCATGATGCGCCGTTTCAGTCTTTCCTTCTCGTTCATGGCTGAGCCTTCCCCGCTTCCGCCAGAATGTCCCCCGCTGCCTTGATGCTTGCGAATGCAAGTAATTGCATTTTGAAGTGCATCTTTGCCATGGGCTCCGAGACTTCCCCACCCTGCAAGCATTCATTCACGCAAAGCACAAAGCGCATTGCTTCAGTCTCTGACAGATTGCCGGCAGCGGCAATCATCCCAAGACGTATCATACTCTCAA